ATGCTTATGGTTTCTCGGTTCGACGGATATTGTCGTAAATGTGGATTTCCTATTTTTGAAGGAGATGTTTTTGATTATCAGCCTAATACTCCCTATAGAGCACAATGCGTCAAATGCTTCAAGGAGGTTCCGCCTGAATCTCCATGCCCTCATTATGCTGTATGGGCAACGGCAGACTATTTTACACCGTCCAATCGCCATAGGCACACTACGTCAGGAACACGGAAACATATGGTCCACTGTTGCATTTGTCAGAAAGAGTTTAATAACGTTCCAGAGAAAGCGGTATGCGTTAAAACGTTTATCACTTCCCAGCATGGAGCAAGCTATCCATCATCCAGAATGGAATTCGAGGTATCGACCTCAAGTTTGCAGCGACAGAAGCATCTTATTAAAACGGTGGCATCGGTGATTCAGGTTATGCTGCTGAAGCATCAGTTTCCTGACATGTTGATAACGGAGGCATACGCACAAATTGATAGACTGATCGAACTGTATCAAAGCGATTAATCGACCTGTTGAAGGAGTCTCTCAACTTGCTGGTAATGGATAAAATTAAGCAATTGTACAACATGTTTCCCCATGAGGTGTATCTCGAAGTCAGCAGAGCTGTCTTTTTTACGCTTCAATGCCTTGGCTGCTCTAACGGCACATTAGGTGCAGGGGCACTCTTCTATCTTGCATCGTTAGGAGATAATGACAGTTTATTGGATGATATAGTGCAGCATATCAGGCGTTTTGGTGATTCGCAAGAATCTTTACTCTTTGCACATGTTGTCACTGAACTGTCCTCACAGATGCAGTTGTCCTTGCGGCAGAGTATCGAACTATCAGATATGGTCGCAGATATAATCAGGAAGATGAACCACTGAAAGGGAGTCAAACATGCAGATAAGTAAACTAGGGTCGTTGGTTGAGAATGAGACGGATAAGATTATTTTTTCTCACATGTCTGAAGATGGCGATGCCAAACTGGTCAAACGGATTGGAGATAGGATCTGTACGTGTATCGGAAGCTTTCGGCTACATACAGATCAAAAGAATCAAATCCGAAGCACGCTTAATGGCTTTAACGCGGATTCCTTTGGCGGTGTTGGGGCAGCTCTTTTAATCATTCCGTATTTTGAGATCAAGTTTAAACACATGGAGAAAATTGCGGAAGCGAGCAATGGATTTGTCATTCATTTAATGAATTACTTGATCAAGGAAATCGGTAAAGCTGAATTCATCCAAAAAATCTGGACTCTTCAGGAGGCCGTAGGGATATCAGACAAATTCTACGATGGACTCGTGGATTACTTTGGCTCCAGAAAAAGTGAAGTTATTGTTCCGATCATGAGCAGAATCTAATGCCGTAGCTGTTCCTATTATACTTGGAGGTGTCGAAGAATGAATAAAAGAGCAATTCAAATGATGTTAGTATTATGTTTGATTCTGGCCTCAATCGGTACAGGTGGTCATGTGCATGCCGATTCTACACAAACCATAAAGGTTATGGTAAACGGCGATTATCTTAAGCAGGACAAGCTTGCTACAATGAAAAATGGGCGAGTCATGGTAGCGATCAATCCGGTCAGTGTCGCATTGAAAGCCACTTTGCAGTTCCAATCCGCTAAGAAGCCTATCAAAATCAAGTATGGGACCAATGAGGTTACTTTTACATTGGGTCAAAAGACAGCTTATGTAAACGGGAAAAAGCTTGCACTTGATGTGCCGCCGCAGACCATCAACAATACGACCATGGTACCCCTGCAACTCCTGAGTAAAGGGCTGAATGTTGATACTGCCTGGAAAGAAGTATGGAAAGTCGTTGCTATCGAACCCAAGCATGCTGCTAGTGAAATTGCCCTTACTGAGTCTGAAGCGTTGAAGAAAGTAAAATCCTTGCTGGGCAATGGCGTAACCATCAAAAGTAAAGGGACTGACCTACTCAGATTCTATACATTTCAAGGTAGCACATCCGAATATGAGTATGATTTCTTCAACTATGTAGACAAGTACACTGGTGAGATTTATTCCGTTACTCTTGACGCAGCGTTTGAGAGTCTCTCTAAGGCCGAAGGGCTCAAGGCACTGGATGCCAAGGTTCGCCCATTGCTTACACGGGAGCCGAATATCGAGGATGGATATGATACAAAGATAATCAATGGCAAAAAACATTATGCGTTTGAAGTCTTTTTCGTTGGAGCCAGTAACCCCTATTATTATGTAACTACTGCGTATGTAAGCGTGGATGCCAAAAGTTTCTATATGCTGACGAAGGACAATAAGGTTGTTCTGTTCTCAGACAAATTGTTTGTTCAATATATGAACGATACTCTTAAAGAATAAATGTCAATCTTGAGCGGATATTCGCTGTTCATTTTACTCACCTTCGCTTAGATATGGTCTGATATCTAGGAAAAGCCCTTGACTGATTTTTTAAGTTGAGGGCTTTTGTATTGAACAGAAATGTTTGTACGGAGCGTAGCAATTCAATTTGATAGATTAGTCTTCTTGCTGTTTATAACGCTTCTACGAACGTCTCAGTGGCTTATAGAGGGTGGAAATAGTCAAGCAAGCTCTGTCTTGGATTCGGTAATTGATTCATCGCCCAACCTGAAGGTATCGTGACTGGGTTTATACCGAGCTTTCTCAAAGCTTTAACTCTCCGATTGAATACCTCTTTGCTGGCTGTGAGCATAAACTGCTCTTTGGCCGAATTAACACTCCCTGCATCCTTAACAAGCCGAAGCATACCGATTAGATTATCCTGTGTTCTTTTCTGCCGCACCAACTGTCGCACACGTCTTCTTGCATACGAAAGGCTGTAGAAGTCACCAAGACCAATTGAGCGGTCAAAGTAAGTCAGGAGGATGGATTCAGCAAGCTGTTCACTTAAGAAATGCTCTATGTGCTTGTTGGGAAATCCCGCTCTCCTTCTTATGTAGTTAATCTTACTGCTACGGCACTGTACCTCAATTCGCAAAATATTCCTTGCCTCTTCAAGATGTTCTATTCGTATTGTTGTATGCTCATTCTCCAGCCGACTTTCCGTTTCATTTTCTTTGTCGTAAAAGTTCAAGATGAGTGATCTGGATGTGGAGTATGCACTGCTATCGTATTCATTATGGAGTGTATAGTGACGGTTGGGCGTCCTGCTGTGATGAAAAAGCTGAATATACTCACTGACGTTCTCTGTCGATACATCAACACAGTAGTCAATTCGTTTGCAATTCCAATGATTGAATGTTGGTAAAACTCCCGACAGGTTGCCAAAGATAGTGCGAAGTTCTCTATCAAAAGGTTCAGTAATTAAGGGTATCTCCGTCACTGTAGTGGACTGGATGAGTAGTTCGGGGTTCAGCAGTAGCTTGGGATTCAATAGAATCTCAATAGCTCTGTACGTTAATCCTGTATGCAGTGTGTAATGAATCAATCGGATTTCTCGAAAACCATTTGGGCTATAATAAGTGTTTTTATAAACACCTCTGGATACGTCCAGATTCAGCCGCTCTTCAACATCCCTGAAAAGCTCTTCATCTGTTATTGGGAACACAATTTCCATGGTGTGCATCATAATGTCTGCCTTCTTTCTATAGTAGCTTATATTGCATCTGGTGAGGCCTTGAGAGGCCACCAGACGTAATGTAGCAAGGAGTTTAAGCAATTCTCAGGAGCAAAAATCGGTCTCGCTCACAGGGAAGTACTTTATCTTTTTACCGCTTATCTTGTCTTAATAATATTGTGATCGTGACAAATTTGTTACAGCGTTATTGTATGAAGCTGATATTGTATGATTGCATTACATGTGATCTGTAGGAAACAGTATAGTATGTGGATGAGTCGCTGTAAATAAATTAAATAGGCTAAAACGGCTTAAAACACTCATTAAGTACGTAAAAAACCACAAATATCTACTGTGATTAGCGCTTATCTACGTTTTAAGCCGACTATTATCTATTGACTATCGGAATTTGGAAAAGTATACTGTTTCACACGGGAAACGACCAATGAGGAGGATGATGAAAGTGGAAATCGGTGAAATCATCAAATACTTTAGAGATATGAACAACATCGGGGTAAATGAACTGGCTAGAATTTCTGAAGTTCCTGCGAGCTATATTAGCAAACTGGAACGAGGAAACAGCAACAATCCATCTTTTGCGATTGTCAACAAACTTACCAAGGCACTTGGACTTACTGACGATGAAATAGCCTTCATCATGCAGTCTCTTGATAGAGATATGTCAGTAGATCAATTGTACGTGGAGGTGAAAAAAAGAGGCACTATGGCCTATCTTGGTGTAGAACAGGGCATTGAGTTTCAACATTTGTGTTTTGATCCTATCAGGAGTAATTTGTATCGTTATGCAGGTGATTTGACGAAAGAGGACTATATGTTGATCAGCAGCAGCGTAGAGCATCTTGTACAATACCTTGCTGCCCGAAACAAAAGTGAAAATAGAGAGGATGATTAAGCATGGAAGTAACCAATAAAGAAAACACATCTGTCGTCTTGTCTGTAGCCGATATTCAACGGATGATGGGGATTGGCAGGAGACAAGCCTATGAGCTAATGCATTCCGGCCAGTTTCATGTCGTTCGAGTTGGACAACGCATTCTCGTATCTGAAGCGGTGTTTTTGAACTGGCTGAATCAACCTGCAAGTTGATTTCATCGTGAGTATAAGTATCAAAACTGAAAGGGGGTGATCGCCTTGAGCGATTAATCAGCGGTGGGCTGTCGCGGCTCACCGTTATTTGTGTTTTCAAAAAACTTGAGAGGATGAGCTATTATGGAAGGTTCAGTGAAAAAGGATGATAAGACTAATAAATGGTTTTATGTTGCCGATGTTGGAAAGAAACCAAACGGAGACCGCAATCAGAAGAAGAAACGCGGCTTCAAGACCAAAAAGGAAGCAGAAAAAGCGTTAAACGAATTGCTCAATCAAGTTCATTCGGGAGCCTATGTGGAGCCCTCGAAAATGCTATATAAGGACTATCTAAAACAATGGCTGGAGGATAAACAGACTAAAGTAAGAGCATCAACCTTGCAGACCTATTCATGGCTCGTAGAAAATCACATTATCCCCGCTCTAGGGCATGCAGAGCTTGCGAAGTTAACTCCATCACTCATTCAGCAGACATATACAGTAATGATGAAGGAAAGCAAGCTGGGCAGTGAAAACATTCAAAAGATTCATACCCTCATAAACGATTCTCTTAAAAGGGCAGAGCGTTGGGGATTGATTTCAAAGAATCCTGCTGCTTTGGTGGATCGTCCAAGAGCAGATAAGAAAGAAATACAAATTTGGGATATGAATGAGTTGAATGTTTTTCTAAGGTCAGCACGTGAGAGTCGCTACCATATCGCCTTCTTTATAGCGGCTTGGACGGGTATGCGTCAAGGTGAGATTTTGGGATTGCGGTGGAAAGATATTGATTTTGGTAATAAGACGCTTCGTGTAGTCCAGACTTTGCGGCATAACAGCACGGAATTGGTTTCAACAACTAAAACAAAAGCAAGCAATCGCAATATCGCTCTTTCAGAAAAAACCATTGAGGCACTGCAAAAGCAGCGTAGACGGATGCTCAAAGAGCGATTACACGCTGGAGAAGTCTATAACGATCACGATCTTGTTGTCTGCACGGCTGTGGGAACACCACTAAACTCCCGCAATTTGAATCGTGCGTTCTACGATCTGATTAAGAAGGCAAAGATAAGACGCATATCCTTTCACAGTCTTCGTCATACACATGCATCATTGATGCTTGCATCGGGTGAAAATGTGAAGATCGTGTCCGAGAGGCTTGGACACGCCAATATACGTATCACACTGGACACATACAGCCATCTGCTGCCAAACATGCAAAGGAACGCTGCTCAAAACTTCGATAAGCTAATGCTCACTGGTTACGGACTGGCGGAGGCTGTAAATCAAAATTAAAGATGCTTCGATTTCACACTCTGATCTTAAGGAGAACATACAAATGAGGAATAATTATGATGAGCAACAATCGGTGAACAGTAAAAACAATTTGAGAGATGATAAATAAGCGATCTTCCGGAAATTATGGGAGGTCGCTTATTTTATTTGTGCAGATTTATACGCTCGTGACCAATCCGTGACCACAAGGGGTCAACGGCTTCTTTGGCATGTCTATTTTCTGTCCATAAAAAGCAAAAAAGCCTTATATAATAAGGCTTTCTGCATATAGGACGGATGGGGTTCGAACCCATGACCCCTACCCTGTCAAAGTAAACTATAAGGGTGTTTACATCTTCGCGAATACCTAAAAACCTTGAATTTTCTGAGTAATACGAAGTGATTGACGAATAGAAACGAGTGCAAATTTGGATATATAAGTGAAGCTCGTCCCCAATCCGTCCCCAACTCGTCCCCAGAAATCTAGTTAGAGGAATGGTTTGTCGTGGAACTTACTTGAGGGTTTTTCGGAGCAAACTTATTGAATCTGTCAGCAGTCTCTCGACTAAGTTTTTTAGTAATGTGAGCATAAATATCGGAAGTAGTTTGCTCCCGAGCATGTCGTAGTTGGCCTTGAACTGCCTTTGTCGTTGCTCCAGATTCAATTAACAAAGTAGCACAACTATGACGCAGATCATGGAAGCTGATCTTTTTTAATTTTCTACGCGCAACAAATCTGGTCCACCAACGATAAGGATATGAATGATAATAAGGTTTTCCGTATCCACCGTGAAAAACATACTGACGATCTCCACCTTTCCAGAGACCCTTTTCTTTCATTTCCCACATATTCTTCAACCATTCTCTACGATGGATCTTTAATTCTTCAATGTACCAAGCGGGCACTGCAATAATATCCTTTGAGCTATCATTTTTCGGATCTTTTTCTACAGCTTTGCCATCTTCAGTTAACGAGATACTATTAACTATACTAAAGGTGCAGTTATTAAAATCCACGCTACTCCATTCAATTCCCACAAGCTCACCACGACGGCAACCGGCAAGTAGAGCACCAAAAATAAAAAGTCTCCATTTTCGAGATTCATGGTATAGAGCATCTATAACCTCTTGCGCTTCATCTTCTTCATAAAATTGGCTTTTGCCATGTTTAACTTTAGGTTTCTTCACTCCGACAATCGGATTTGTTTTAATTAATTTCCATTCTGTTGCGCGTTCAAGAATGTTCTTAAGTACACGGTAAATGTATTCAATTGTTCCAGGCGCAAGAGGACCTTCTTTACCATCTTTCCGAGCTTCGGGCTTACTGAGATCGACCATGAAAGTGACCAAATGAATTGTCTTTATAGCACCTAACTCTTTATCACCTAATTTATCTTTGATATGACACTCATAGTAAGTTTTGTAGGTCTTGTATGAGAGAGGAGAGAGGTTGTCAGTGTTTGAGGCATATTTAGTTTTCCATTCACTTTCATAAAATTTATCTAATTTCATTTTTTGCGGTTTGATGTATTCACCAGACTCAACTTCTCTTTTGAATTCATGAAGTTGACTATCAAGGTAATCTTGAAGTCTTTTTGTTGTTCGAAGAAGAGCGGGATCGTCCACTTGTATAGTTTTATATTCTTTATCTCGGTTACCTGAGTCCCCTACTTCAACAACAAGCCTCCAACTACGTTCTCCTCTCTTTTCTATACTTCCTTTTGCCATAACATTTCCTCCTGTAAGATCGTATGTTCTAATTTGGGCGTATTTAAACAGCCTTTCAGCTGGGAAGCGCAGAAGGTTAAATAAAATATCGATCCATTTCTTCGGGAATTTGATTGCGTAGTAGAAAATCCCTTATGGTTTCATTTGTTTTAAGAGTGTCGCATGCAGTGAGAAGTTTCACGGCAAACCGATTAGCTTGCCGTTCATACTTGCCAGCATTATATAGTGACTGATCATCTAGCCAGAAGGCGGAGATCCCAGGGTGCAGTCTGTCGTGACCTAATTCATGGGCACAAATAAATCTCTGCCATTCATCATCAAGACCGTTATGTATTACTATAAACCTTCGTCTTAATTTTCTATAATAAAAGCCTCGTGTGCCACTACCTAAATCTTCAAACCAAATGTCAATATTAAGCTGCTTCGCAATTTCAAAGGGATCATTGGTTTTGAATTTTTTTAGCAATTTTACAATTGTGTGGTCCATGAGCATCCCTACTCATCAGTTTTTTTCTTTTTGCGTCCATATGTTTCTTTGTTCTTCTTCTTAGCATCCCAAAACATTGCTTCCATTACGCGTTTAATTTTTTCTCTGTCCTCTTCACTAATTGGCACGCCGTCAAACATAACCGGAGCGTCTTCTTCAAGCAATGTTTTAAAGTCTCGCTTGTCTTTTGAGGAGGCCCATTCTGGCGTACCAGATAATTCGCTTGATTCTCCCATCAAAACATGAGATTGGATGTTCAGGGCTTCTGCGATGGATTTAAGAGTATCAACGCTAGGATTATATCTATCTGCTTCTAAGTCTGCCAGATAAGAACGGGACATTTTTGCTTTCTCGGCAAGGTCCTTTTGCGTTAATTTAGCTTTCTTCCTATTTGTTTTAATATTTTGACCAATAGACATCAGGATAACTCCTTTTCACCGTTCTCTATGTCGGTTATACCGACCAATTACTAACATTATATATTCATATTGTCGGAAATACAATAACTTTAATGACGGAAATACAAGTTATTATGTGATATGTGATGATATTTAAAGCTTTTACGTTATCATCTATTAAAAATGGCCTAAAATGAGCTTATTTAGAGTTTCAATAAATGTCGTGAATACTATACAATTATTCCACCGGGAGGTGAATTGTATGCTGGATAAAAAAGCGCTAGGTGCTACCATAAAAAAACTGCGCAAGGAAAAGAAACTTAAGCAAATTGAAGTCTCAACAATAACAAATTTATCCCGCAACTATATTTCTGACATTGAAAACGGAAGATACTCTCCTAGTTTAGATGCAATCTTAAAACTGGCTGTATGCGTAGGATTGGATCTCAACACGCTAAAAAATGACGGAAATACAAGTTTTGAGGTAAGCGAAAAGGAGGCTTTAGATGTCTCTTATTGAAAAGGCAATTGCCGAAATGGTTCAATTCCAAGTTGCAGAAGCAGAGAAAAGGATCCTAGAACGTTTGTCTGCTGCTACTGACAAGACACTAACCTTCACTCAAGCTTGTGAATACCTTCAAATGTCGGAATACACTTTGCGGAGACTTTGTCAAAACAGAAGGATACCGCATCGGACTCATGGTGCAGAAGGTAGTAAAAATCCAAGATATTTATTCAGCACCGTTACATTGGATCGTTGGAAAAGAGAAGAGGAGGAACGAAACTATCAACCATAATAACCACACCATAAAGTTTTATACCTGAAAGGAGAATCAACTTGAAACAAGATTTACAGATTGCTTATGAGGCTCTATCCAGAGTAACAGCAGCTGCATTAATTTCTGGAGATAAAGTCACGTTGCGAGAGGCCGGTCTTGCTCGGGCGAAAACGCTGGAGCTAAAGACAATGCTTCAGCATCGTGAGGCTAAGCCTCAAAGAGTGACACTTAACCGCTTGGAGAGTTATTGCTTACCAGTACTTTAGGAAAGGGGAATTAGCTTGCTCATTGATATCAGCAAGATCAAAGTAACGGATCGTATCCGGCAAGACTTTTCAGGCATCGAAGAACTGGCCCAGGACATTGCAGAGAACGGTTTAATCAATCCCATTGTCGTAACATCAGATTATCAATTAATTGCCGGAGAACGGCGGTTGAGAGCGCATCAGCACCTGGGGAGACAAGAGGTGGCAGTGAACGTAATGGATGTGCGTGATTATGCCCATCATTTACAACTGGAAATCAGCGAGAATGAGCATCGTCGGGATTTTACTTTTTCGGAGCGAATCGCTTACGGGAAAAAGATTGAAGAGTTAGAACGGATCAAGGCCAAGGAACGAATGACTGCACCCGATAAGGAAAATTTGCCTGAGGGAGAAAAAGGCCAAGTCAGGGATATTGTCGCTGAACAAGCCGGATTTGGCAGTGGCCGTAATTACGATAAGGCAAAATTCATTGCTGAACATGCTACGGCTGAAATCATCCAAGAGCTTGATGCCGGAATTATTAGCACTCATAAAGCTTTTACCCAAACTAAAGAACGTATGGAAGCAGCTGAAAAGGCTGCTGCGGAAGCAAATGCTCGGGCTGAGGCCGCAGAGAAGGAGAAAGAGAACCTTAGAAAGCAATACAAGGACTCTATACCTGCTGATCAACTCGAAGAGGCGGTTAACGCCGCCATAGAGCGACAGCAAGAAGAGAATGAGGTATTTATTGCCCAGAAGGAAAAAGAAGCTCAGGCGGCGCTTAAAGCGCATGACGCTAAGTGGAAAAAGGATATTGAAGCAGAGTCTCAGAAAGTTCGGGATCTTAATGCTGGTTATAAAAAAATTCAAGAGGAACTGGAGACTTTGAAACTCCAGCAGCCGGAAGATCTAGACGATCAGCAGCGCGCGGCTCAATTAAAGAAATTGCGATATGAGGCTGATTCAAACACAGTTCAGTTAAGCATCCATGTAAAGCAGTTTCTCCAGAAGGCAGCTGTAACCACTCTTAACCTTGGGTCCGTAGCTTCGGCTTCAAGTAGTGAAAAGAAACGCTTTAACGAAAGCCTGGATATGCTACAAACATTTATCGATCAAATGCGGCCGGCTGTAAACGGCAGAAGGGTGGTAGAGGCAGATGTCATTAATTAATCAAGGTAATACATTGGCTATGCTGGAAAACCAGTTGAAGCAATCTGAAGCGCAAGGCGCTGCGGTACGGATGATGTTTGAAGAAATGAAGCAAATGCATGAGAATATCCAGGAAATGAAACTGGATGTAAGTGAAAAGTTTGAAGAATGCCAGATCATGGTTCAGGAGGTTCGCGACAGCGTCACGCTCATTGACGCTGAATGTGATCGGATGCAGGATGCTGTGCGAATAAAGTCAAACGAACTCACAAAGCACCGGTACAACGATTCTGATCTGAAGTTCAAAGAAATGGTCGGAAAGTATCGCCGACAGATCTGGAGCAAATTGAAGGATCAATTCAGCGTTGCAAAATATAGCCACATTCGCCGGATCGATTTTGACGATGCTATTGATTTTGTCAGTAAGTTCTGCCCTGAGGACTATATATGAGCCTTGAACGACTCATGGCACGCATAGAGGCACGCCGCAGGTTGAATGCATTACTTATATTCAGGTCCAGCGAATCGCTCACGGAGGCGGCAGTAGGCTTGATAGAATGGGAAATAACCGAAATAGAGGACTTTCTGCGGAGCAAAGCAGTGAACACAAAAATGACCACGTTGAGGGACGCGGCCATTTAAAAAGCTTTAATTAATTTTCAAGGTTATCGTATCACAGCCTTTTTACGCGGTCAACCGGTTCGGCAGGAGAGGTGAGGTGATTGGCGAACCCGCAACCAGAGGACGGATATGTCAAATTAGCCAATGAAATATGGAATGAGATTATTCGCCGTGACTTTTCAAAGCGCCAGAAGGATATCATTCTCTTTATCTGGCGCTTATCATACGGCTGTCGAAAAAAGACGGCTATAATTCCCATGCTCAAGGATTTTGAAATGTGCGGAGTAGGTTATCAAAATATCCGAAAAGAGTTAGAGCATCTGTCCAGTAGCAAGGTAATAACTTGGACGAAAAATACGAACGTGTTTTCTGTAAATAAAGACTATGAACAATGGCAGATCACTCCGGTTAAGGGATGGAGTGAAGAAAGGTTCAAGGAATTGATAAGTGTAAATCTGGTCGAAAGAAGGGCTACTAATTCTCAAAACGAGAAGCCGAAGAGAGAACGGAGTACCGGAAAACTGCTGTATACTTCTCAAAACAAGAAGTTTCTACTTCTTAAAACAAGAAGTGGCGGCTTCTCAAAACAAGAAGTCCAAGTTGCCTCAAACCCTTGCGGCTGTAAGGCGAAACGTTTCCCTAAAGACATTATTAAAAACAATATTAAAGACAGTAGTAATAGTTGTTGTTTAAAGGAGGACTCAATTATGAATCAAGGATCTCAAAACGAAATCAAGCCAGATAGCCAGGATACCGTTCCTGCCGGGGATGCCGACTCCAACCGGAAAGCTGCTGAACTAGATTATCGCAAACAAGTCGCTGACCTTTACCTTAAGCGCAGAGCCAAGGGATTTGATCTTACGGCTAATGACGAGTCGTTTTTAGAACAACTCATCGCAGACGGAGTGCCGATCTCTGTTGCCGTTGACGGCATTAATCTTTCTTTTGACAAGTTTAATCCTAAGCATAAACGAGACGAGATCAAAAGCCTCAAATACTGCGAAGGACGCATTTATAACCTATTGTCCGGGCAAGTAGAAAAAACAGACGAACAGAATATTAAGACAGTTACAGAGTCCGGAACTTTGGCTGAACCGGATTACGATCAAGAAGAATATCAAAAAAAGCTTGAGCGGTTGAAAGCCAAGCGCGAGGCTGTGGTGTGATTGGAAAATTTAGGGGATGAACTGAAAAAACTTATACCTAAGGGATTTGCCGAGCGAAAGGTGGCAGTTATAAAACGCTTGGAAGAACACCCTGAAACGAAAAGGATTAAGGAAACATTTCCTGACCGAGTAGACAAATTAACGCACCCAACAAATTATGGATCATTGTCAAGGCATCTTGCTAGTTTCGATAATTGCAGGGGCTGCAAAGAATTAGTTGGTTGCCAGAACGATCACAAAGGTCACTGCAGCGTTGTGGAGGAAAATCCAGATGACGACAAGGGATTAATCTATAGGCTCCAAAAATGTCCTTTGCTTCTCTCTCATGAGAAACGGCGAAGGGTGATGGAAAAGATTAAGAGTCACTTTATCCCTGAGCATGTCGTGAATGCGACTTTTGAGAGCATTGATCTTGACTCGCATAGATCTGCTGCAATCATAAAAGCCATGGACTTATGCGAGAACTTCGAAGTAGGGAAGAGCAAAAAGGGACTTTATTTATACGGTCAAATGGGTGTGGGTAAAAGCCTAATCGCTGGCGCAGTTGCACAGGAGTTAGCCTCCCAAGGAATAGACGTTGCTATGGTCTATGTACCGGACTTTATGGCCGAGGCAAAGGACGCGATTAGTTCTAAGACGGAAACTGTTCTGTCAAAGCTAGAGGCATTACAGAACGTGACTGTGCTCATCTTGGATGATATCGGCGCGGAAGCCTTAACCATTTGGACAAGGGACGAAATACTCGGACCAATCCTCCAGCGTCGCATGGAAAGATTAGTTACAATCTACACATCCAATTTAACCATGAAGGAATTAAAGCAGCATTTATTAAACGTCAAGGATGTTGCTAAGGTTATGGACCCGCGTCAAAACGAAAAGAAGGTTGAGCGTATATTTGAACGGATCGAACCTTTTGTTGAAGTGCTGCATGTTGGCGGACGTAATCGCCGTAGAGACAATTCTCATAACACAGGAGGATAGACATGAAAATATCAATTGATAAACATATTTTAGCTAATCCGATAGAACAGGCTACGAAATTTATATCATCCAAAAATATCGTTCCTATTTTGTCGGAAGTGTTAATCCAAGCGACACCGGAAGGTCTTTTCATTACAGGTGGTGATGGGGTGCAATTCCTCCAAACGAAAATTGCGGATGATGATTATCAACTCATTGAACCAGGTACGATCACGATGCCCGGAAAGAGAATAGCTGAAATTGTGAAAAAGATGAAAGGCGTCATTGATATTGAATCGGAACGTCTGCAGACCAAGATAACAAGCAAAAGTGGAGATTATGATCTTCCTAGCTTAGATTTCGAGGAATATCCGGAGTTTATCAACGAACAACCTGGACCTACTGTTGAAATTGAAGGAGAAACCCTCATCCGGTTGGTGGAAGAAACAGAGTATGCTGCTTCCACTGAAGAGGCCACCCCTATCCTAATGGGCCTGAGATTTAAATTTCACGAAGACACAATCACTGTAACCGGAACGAATCGGCATAAGCTTTCATCATCTGTTCGAACCATAGAAAACTTGCAGGACATGCAGGTTGTAGTTGGAGCAAAAACTATGAAAGAACTAACGAAAATAATCGAACCCAAAGAACGCATTTCAATCCGTCTTGTTGATTCCAAATTAATCGTGAACACTTCGAAATTTGTTTTTTATTCACGAGTGTTAGAGGGAGCTTACCCAGATGTGGATAGATTGATTCCTAACAATATTCTATCTGAGGTTAAGGTGGAGAGAGAACAGCTTTTAGATGCATTAGAGGCTGTTTGGATTATCGCGGAAGTGGACAAAACCAAGATGGTGAGAATGGCAGTAGGGAAAATGCTTGAACTTAAAGCAAATGTGTCGGGCGTTGGTAAAGCCAATCGACTTATCGACATTCTGGAAATTCAAGGAGAATCCTTCGCAACTGCATTCAACTGCAAATATGTCTTGGAAGCAGTGAAGTCTATTAATACAAATGAAATATCAATTACTTTTACAGGAAAGTTGTCTCCCATCGTGTTTAGAGGAACAGATGATGAACGTAATTATCGTATTGTATTACCTTACCGGACGGAGGTATAGGAATGAATAACGGACTAAACTTGAAAGAAATTTCAAAACAGATAAAAGCATCCGGTAAGAGTGGAAGTTTGATCTGGTCACGGGAAGAGAAACAACATTTCATTACGAACCGACACTTCTTGTTGAGAGTAGAAGAAGTACCATCCGAAGTCTTAATAGCGCTTTTCTCTATCTTTTTAAAAATACCTGAGAAGGGAGAAACATTAACTTGCTTTGCCGGACAGATCCAGGATACCGAAAAACAAAAGCCTATTAGCTTCGAGAAGATTTATATCCCAGAAAAACAGAATGAACAGGGCGAAGTCGCCCCGTTTATCAAGGATCTCGGAAATAAACTTCAAGCTAGAGTCATTCAGTTCCCTGATCATTTCGCTTATGTAAATGAACAGTATATGAAAATGACCAATGATACGGAACCAGTGTCAACTAACGGTCCTATGACGCCGATCTACTTTGCTGATCGAAATCTCATATTACTTCCCTATAGGGTTCATGAGACGAAAGATGTTGCAACGCTATCGGTTCTGATCGGAGATAAGCATGTGTGATAACCATGAGAAAGGAAGAGTAAACATGAAGGGTATGCCTAATCAAGAATCCATAATGCTCTTAAATCAAGATGTTGAAAGATATCTGGACGAGCACGATAAGAGTGAATTGTCCCGGATAGTATGGAAAATGGAGCAGTTGAAGGCTGCTGATAATGATCCGAATCAACTGCAGCTGGTGCTTAACGAGAATGTATTGACCACACCGAAACCCGAGGTGATCAAGTGAAGACAGAATATACAGCAGCGTACTTATTCGGAGGTATCGGTGGGGGAGCGCTCGGGTTCAAGGGGGCCAGAGCTGAGTACATGAACAAAGTCGCTCACTTCCGCAGCCTATGCAGCATCGATTCCGATCCCATAGTTTGCCGAAATTACGAACAGATTACAGGAGGCAGGGCTGTTCAAATGGATTTGTTCAATCGACAGCAATATCTTGATTTCCACGGAGTAGATGAGCCTCCAACAGTTTGGCATGAGGCGGAAGCTTGGGATATCTGGAAAGCTTTTGGCGAAGAAGTTCCGGATGTTATTTTCACTTCACCACCTTGTAAAGGGTTCAGTGGTTTGCTCCCGGAGAAGTCAGCCAGCAGCAAAAAGTATCAGGCGCTGAATCTCTTAACAATTCGAGGAATCGATCTCTCCTTGCGGGCCTGCCGGGATTACGGCGGCGAACTTCCTGCGCTGTTCTTACTTGAAAATGTTCCGCGCATTATGACGAGAGGGAAGCACATCCTCAAAAAGATCAAGGACACTCTCATCAAATACGGATATGCGGTCAATGATGAAACTCACGACTGCGGAGAAATCGGCGGATTAGGGCAACATCGCAAGCGGTACTTGCTTATAGCCAGAAATGAGAAGCGCATGCCGGCCTTTGTGTATAAGCCAGAGGTTAAGCCTTTGAAAACTATCGGTGATGTAATAGGACACCTGCCGATGCCTGGGGATGAAGTAAACGGAGGACCAATGAATCGCCTCCCAATGCTTCAGCGGAAGACATGGGAACGGTTAGCCTTTATCCCGGCTGGTGGTGATTGGCGAGATCTTGAAGGCATTGAGTTTGAAAAGTACAGGCTCGAACACGAACCCCGTGCCGGAGCATGGGCAGTTGATGAATGGGATAAGCCAGGGAGAACAGTAACGGGCGGCGCGGGTGTTGGTAGGAGTAACGGCCTGTCGGCGGTAAACGACCCAAGAACGGGCTTCAAGAACGGCACGCACCCAACTATATACCGTGTGTCAAAATATGATGAGGTGAGCCCGACAGTAACCGGCGCAGCGCGTCCCAACAATGGAGCACTATCTGTAGGTGATCCAAGGCTCAACGATCGAGAGGGAAGGCATCCCGGAGTTTATCGGATTGTGCGATGCGATGAACCAGCCCCTTGCGTAACAGGAACAAGATTTGGTAGTGGAGCATTAGCTATTGCCGATCCTCGTACCCCTGGGGATCACTACGATGGTGATTACAACAGAGTGGATGGGTATGGAGTGCAGGACTGGGATAAGACCTCAAAGACGGTCAGAGGCGCAGCCAGGATAATGAATTCTGCTTCATCTGTAGCAGACCCGAGGCTGAATACAAGGAGTCAACGCTATCCCGGAACATTCCGAGTGGAAGACTGGGATGAAGCAGCAAATACAGTCCTTGGGCAGACAGACGTTCAATGCGGCGCTGCATCGATTAATGATCCGAGACTGGGATGCAAGCCGAGATCAGGATCTTATGGTGTACAAAAGTGGGATGAAACGGGCACTACAGTAACAGGTTCTGGAGACGTGCATTCCGGTAATGCAGCTATTGCAGATCCGCGAATACCGGAATATAACGAGCGTTGTGTAATGATGATCATTTCTGTGGATGGGACTTGGCACAGGCCGTTTACAACGTATGAGTTGGCGGTCGGTCTGCAAGGGTTTCCGAAATACTTGCTTGACGGTAGGCCGTTTCAGATTGACGGTTGCAGCGATGCTAAGGCAAGAGAGTATGTGGGCAATGCCGTTCCCCCGGATGCTGCAGAGGGGATGGCAAATGTAATCCTCATGGCAATGGTAATGTCAGAGCATGGCGTGAGTTTTGAGATGAGTTGGAATCTAGTGTGGGTACAACCTGAACTGAAACAAGAAATTGCACTTATTCACTGATCAGTAAAAAAAGGAGCATAGAGGATTTATTCCTCTTGCTCCTTATCAAACAAATCTTCAATTGATACTCCCAAAGCTTCTGATATAGAGAATAAATGACTTGCCTCGTGTCTTGAGTTCTTATCAAACCGGCTCAGTGATCCTTGAGGAACGCCGGATTTTTCAGACAGTTGCATTTGAGTCATATCACGTTCTTTTAGCAGCTCATTTAGTTTAGGGCGTACTTTCTTCAAATATATCACCTCTTATAGCGAGTATACGATAACGAATATTTTTCCGCAAGATCCATTGACCTATTATTCGATATCGTATATTATTGAGTTACAGACAAATATACGAAATGCGATAACGAATAAAATTCATGAGGAAAATTTTCCTTAGGTGCAGGGGAGTGAATGCTTTGACTAAAAAGAAACTTGATTTATCGGAACTTGACGATCAGCCGCAGGAAATCAGAGAAGCAATTGCATTTTATGCTGCTCACACCGTCTTACCAATTCATTTCACCGCAGCTGAGCGCGAACGGCATTATCAAACGCTGGAACAGGCTGGCTATTTGGAGGGAATTTATTGAAACCGTAGTAACAGCGCGGCGGAACAACATTGTTATAGCCCTAAAATAGAAATATAGGAGGTGTAAAAGAGCATGGGAGAGCATCAGACATTTTGGAAACCGGTCAAGGAAGTTAAGGAGAAAAAGACCTATAGCAGTCTGGGGTCAAGTAAATCCAAGGCTAAGAAGGAAGTTCCAGAATGGAAGAAGGATCTCCTTGCTCATCACAAATCAGGACAGAGTTCGAAAGATCGGTGTGATTTTACAGATGAAGTAGTTGCTGAGCTCATTGCTGAACAAGGTGAAATATGCCCGTGCTGTAAGCTTGCGGCATCAAATACTACACACCATGTCTGGCCTAGAGGCCGGAAGGGCCGGGGAGTCAAGACAAACGGCCTCAGAGTTTGCTGGCCTTGCCACGATAAGATCCAAACGACCGATGAACTCCTTCAATATTGGATTTCAGTATACCGTGAGAAATATGGAGATCATTTTTACTTTGACGAAAAAGACTGGGAAGAATTCAACCACAAGCAAAACGCCCAGCAACAGAAAGAACGCGAGAAACAGGAACGGCATAACCAGATTAAACCAGTTGTTGATTTGCTCTCAGCAGCAGCCGGACGAAATCTCAAAGCAACTGAAATACGCTTACTGCAGTCTTTCGAGGATAAGGATATGGCGATATTCGCCAGTATGATGGCTGATGCATTGGGAAGAGCGGCAGAGCCAGCGCCGGTCTATAGTTACGGTGAACGGTTCGAAGATTAAGGAGGTACAGAACTTTGAAGAAGCTTCCAACAAAACGAATAAGGGATAGCCATCCTCAGCTCGGTACAAAAGAGGAGTGCTACCAGAATCACTATAAGATGGTTCATGAGGTTGCGAAGAAATTCGGACACTTGAGATTCCAAGGCATTGATCCGGACGATTTAGTCAGCGAGGGAACCATTGGACTATTGATGGCTTATGACAGATTCGACCCCGGCAAAACATCGGCTAAGAAGTTTTCAACGTTTGCCTATCCATATATTAATGGTTTTATCCTTAGGTACTTGGAGACCAGGGCACAATTAATTCACATCCCATTTCATTCAGGCTTGCAACCCAAATCAATCACAAGGTTAGATCGAATGATCAAATTCAAGGATGGAACTGAGCTAGGATTGGCGGAAACAATCGCAGATGAAGAAGATGATACGGAGTTTGCGGTTAATCAGTTCATTTGTGCTCTGACTCCGGTGGAGCAAGAGACTGTAAGAATGATGATGGATGGTTACTTACATCGTGAGATCGGAAAAGCGGTAGGAGTATCAGCGAACACCATAGGCCAATACAAAAATAGAATTGCACAGAAGTACACTCAGATTGCACAGTAATAAATTAATTAATTCATATAACAACGAACAAAAGTTAATTAGGGCATAGCCCCTATAAGGAGAGAACGAACAGTATGAAAGATAATGATAAATATTTCGAAGACAGTCTCGCTTCTCAGGGAACAAGTTTTTATCTGAGGGATGAATCAGATCATGCCTGGACAGTTATGGAACTTGTATTTGAAAAGATGAAATTGCGAGGATGGTTCATTCAGACTGATCAACGCATTTTAAGGGATTACACTTGTTTGGCAAAAGACCACTTTGAGGGGCAGAAGGGTGACCTGAAGTTTAAGGCTGAGAAATACCGTATCGGATTCAAAATTGAATTTTTCCAAGAAATAAACACCGTCAATAGCAGTGGCGGATTCTATGACTTCGATAAATTAAAGCTCATGCCATACTTGCTTCGGTTGTCATTTCTTACTGAATTAAAACACATCAAAGAAACGTGCAAGGCAGAAGGGTATACGGATCAATCCAAGCCGGTTATAGCCAAGGCTTTCGATAAGGTGATGGACCATATTAAAAGCTCTTGCCATTACAAAGAAGGCAAAGAATTACCGGAGTACGAAGTGCCGAGCTATAACAGCAAGGATAAGGACGGCAAACGCATCCGAAACGGAGAAGTCAAGTATTTCAGAGATCATAAAGGGTGTCTGCAGCGTGGCACAGTTTACCACAATATCAACAACATGTGGTGGGTCATACTGCATGAACATAAATACAGAAATATTGCGAGTTTTGAGTTTTTTGATTTAGACAGTGATGATAACCGGAAACGAAAGCTAATTAAGAAGTCTGGTCATCACAAACCAGCAGCGCGAATTAAATTCAACGAAAGCGTGACAATGCAGATCGGCAAGGAATGTAAAAGTGCTGGCAAAGAAGGTCGCCTATTAAAAGCTAATGAAATGCTGGCGAAGCTCTATAAATTCGATTGGACTTCAAGATACTTCGCATTTGAATTAAAGGTTAACGGTCGGTTGTCGCTCGTAGAAATCGAAAGTAAAGCATGGGGAAGCCATACCGTGCATGAGAATCCGATTAAGCTGAGCTTGTATGGACGTGAACTACCGATGTCAGGGACAGAAAGCTACTGGGTGAAAGCTCTCAGGGAATATGTGGTCCATGGCAAACGAACGATTACAGAATGGTTTTGCAAGGATAGCAACGGGCAGGGACCGGACGCTCATTACTGGCCGGAAGTGCGGAAGTTAGCCTGGGAGATAGGTGCATTAGCATCTTAATTTACCGAAGGGATTGAGGGTTAACCACCCTCTCCCCCTATACAAAAAAATAAGCACACAAGGTGCTTATATATAAGTGCATTTCTATTAACCTTTCTTATTAATTTTTTCAATAAGAGAAATTACAACAGTAATTAAAGCAAGAACGAACAGCCCAGTAGGTATATCCATTTAAACACCTCCTAACGTATCCCCTTTTCTAATGGTTGGCATTTTTTGCGTGAATTAAACCCTTATCTACAAAAAAATTAGGAGTTGTTTTTTATGAAGGCAATAACCATCATACAGCCCTATGCGACACTGATCGCGGTCGGGGAGAAACGGCTTGAAACACGCAGCTGGCCGACCAAGCACCGGGGCGAGATCGCTATCCATGCCGGGAAGAAGATTGACAAGGATGCCTGCCAGCTGCCGGAGATTAAGGCAGCACTGGACCGACACGGACTTACCGCTGACTACCTCCCTACTGGCGCAGTGGTGGCATTAAGCTATTTGCTGGAATGCTGGAAGTGGGATGAGGCGGACGGTGTGCTTCTTCGGCACAAGCCTATTATTGAGTACGAAACTATTGGCAAGGTGTCGAACTGTTTGGAAATCAGTGACAAGGAAAAGGCGTTCGGCTGGTACGGGTCCGGCCGCTATGCTTGGCAACTTGATAACGCCCGAATGTTGCCGGAGCCAATCCCGGCCAAGGGTCAACTTAGTTTCTGGAACTGGGAAGGATTATCTGTTTGAGAACAGCAGAAGAAACGCTCGAATTGCTGTTGCAGGGGATGGATAAGAGGCGGCAGTACTTACGCCGGAAGCTCCGGAGGATTGAGGGGCACGGTACGCAGCCCCGGCGCGGGGGCGGGAGCGATCTGAACCGGCTCAAATACTCTGGGCGCGCCGGCATGTTATCGGAGCACGCAACCATCCATTGCATGTTAGAGGATATACGCAACGGCCGCCAGCACCCGGACAATTTGTATAACGAGGAGGACGACACGGACGATGATTGATTCCCTGAAGGCTGAAAAAATCAAGGAACGCCTCACAGATCGGCAAGCCAGACGCGGGTACCTTGAGCAAGAAGAAATGGAACTTATGGAGGCTTTGGCTGATCTGAATGTTGCCCGTGTAGTGCTAGAAGTGAAAGATGACACTATTAAGTTTCTGGAAGAGTGTTTAGCAGAGGCACAACAGACCATAGCCCGGCTTACCGCCGCATTAATCGCTGAAAGAGACGATGCCCTCATATGGGACGGTATAGGCACGGTAAATCGGATCAATAAGGTGCTGGAAGGGGAGACACAGCCATGACACAGGAAGTCGAGAAATGCGAACGGTGCGGGTGCAATTATCTCAAAAAGGATGACAGCGATGTATGCGGTGTTTGCCTTGTTGAACTTGAATTTGAGGATGAACTTGAGGAAGAGGACGGTGCACAGCCATGACACAGGTACAGACAACAAGTTGCCCCCGAGAGAGGGCAGAGGCGGCATATATCACGCTACAGGGGGCGCAGAATGAGCGAAATAACCGTTAACTACGTCACACAAAGATCGCACTGCACATGCTGCGAACAGAGGTTACCACAGCTTAAAACTAGCAAGGTCAAGCAGTTCACAATTAAACCAGAAGATGTGACAGATTGGGCGGAATACGAATATTGGGAGAGTTCATATGTCGGACCTGAAGAATTTGCTGAAATGGTCAGAGAATTCACGAATGAAATTATCCAATTCCACGCCGCTGATATGTTTGACCTTGTTGTCATTGAAAAAACGGAACTGGATAGAATGAATGAGTTTATTGTGCGAGAAGTTTTGCATCAGGCCGAAGGCCATCGTCCGACAGCATAAACCCAGGCGAACGCCGGGGGCCGAACCAGATCATTAAGGGAGTAGGAGTAACCCTCCTCTCCCACTAAGGGAGGAACAACGTTGAAACTTAAATACGAATGCCCACGCTGCAAGGTTAAATCGTATTCAAAGTATTGGAACGCCGAGACAATGAAGAAGTACGGAACGTACTCGGATGAAATTTGCGAAATCCAATTGCGAGAAAATAAGTCATTCCACATTTGCCCGGAGTGCAAAGCTGAATCTGAAATGTTTAAAGGTGAGTTGATTAAGGTAGGGGAGGAAGCCCAATGACACAAAGGGACTGGAAAAAGGATGAAGCACTCTTACAACTCTGCCAAAGAACAGCAGCAGATGAAAATGAAAAGCACGCTCTAAGTATTGGTTTGCACTGGCTCCAAGAAGCCAAGACACTCCAGGAGATCGCTTCAGGCCGCGGCAGAGAAGCCCTGAGACTTAGCAAATTGCTGGGCGATCTCAACAATGAACTGACAGCATCGGAAGAACGTGCAGACGCAGCGGAGATTAACCGGGACAAAGCCTATAACATGATTGGTCACAAAGCCCAAGAGATTGCAGAGTTACGTACAGCACTAGGAGAGGCGGAGGCCCGGGAACAACGGCTGAAAGAGGCTGTAGAGACGATCAAAGAATTATCGAAGTGGGACGGTATCTCTCAATATCTGGATCGCTGCTATATCGAAGCACGTGACGTTCTTGCCACTCTATACCCAGATATCCCAGCACAACCAGCAGCACCCAAGGGGGGTGGACATGATTAAACGGTTCATCCGCCGGCAGATCATCCGATATATCCGCAGGCACTTCGGGTCATTTGAACAGGATTCAATCCATGTAGTGATTATGAGCAAGCAGGGATACTGGTTCTTTCGGAACAATGTAAATCAATATTTGAAGGTTGAGGAAGGAGATAACCAATGACACTCACAAGGGAAGAGATACTAAGCCGGTCTCCGGGTAGAGAAATGGATCGGTGGATACAGGAGCACGTTTTCAAAGTTGATTTATCGGGGTTCCACTGGGCACGTGTTGGCAATAGTATGTTCAAAAATACGGATGGTGCTGTAACTTGGGTTGACATTCCTGACTACTCTTCGGACATATCCGCAGCATGGGAAGTGGCTGACAAGTTGAAGATTTCAATAATACCACAGTCTTTATCTGCGCCGGATAATTTAAAATATCTAGCACGAGCAGAATGGGACTTTAGACAAAATGAAATTGATGTATTTGCTGCAACGGCCCCGGAAGCCATCAGCAAGGTCGCTCTATTGATGGTATTGAAACTTTAACGGCCGTCAGGCCTCCGTAGCGACCGAATCAGCTTAGCGAAGCGGAGGCCGTATATGGTCTGGTACTTAACTTATAAGGGGGCAGAGACACATTCACATTCAATTCATAGCAGAGATGCCGGATGGTGAAAAAATAAAAGGGATGATACTCGTTCTCACGACTTCAGAAGATGCACTGCGAAATGAGAAGTGCAAGGCGGCAGTACAGACACTGTATCCAGGCGCTAAGGTACTTGGGTGGATCGAAGTAATAGTTTAGGGGGCATAGACCCCAAAGGGAGAGGATACACGTGAGAGAAAGTAAGTTCCGCGGTAAGCATGATGGAGAGTGGGTATACGGGAATTTAGTGAAAACACCATACGGACTGTACATTATTCCACAAAATCTGATTTCAAATAGCTTACCGCAGTTTTCAATTGATCCGAAAACAGTGGGTCAATTCATCGGATTTACAGACAAGAATGGACGAGAGATTTACGGCCGCGATTTGGTAGAAGACGAAAACGGAATCGGGGAAGTTGAATGGGTGCAGGAACACTGCTCTTACCTGGTGTTCACTCGCAACCCTAGCCAATACCATAGACTTGAATCAGATGGACAACTGAGCCGAACAGCGGTAATTGGGAATGCGATAGATAATCCAGAACTACTAGAGGTATAAGGGGGAGAAGAGGATATGAGCCGCAACCCTGAGATTGTCTACGAAATCAGCGACATTCTACAATGCTGTGCGGGCTGCCCGCAGCGTGTGGCGCTTATGAGAGAGTTTGGCAGCACGTTTTCACGGATTGATGGTTACTGTAACCGTGAATGTCCAGTAGGCGGGCTGCTGCAAATGCGAGGTAAAGAGTTAGAAAGGGGCGGGCGCGGTGAAGCGAATCATCTATGTAGCCGGAGTGAACCGGAAGCATCTGGCAGAACAAGCAAGCAGCGTCCCTTACTGGCTCCTGAGTGCTACGCTGCTGCGGAAGTACCCATCATGGCTTGAACCATACCTGAGATTCAGAACTGTAATTTGGGACCCTGGGACGTTCACAGAGGATTGTATCAGTTACCAAGGTTACCGAGCATTCATTGACCGCCATGTGAAATCCAGGCACCAATACATGCAGTATGACGAGATTGGTAACCCAGCGGCTACAGAGTGGTACCTGAAGGACATGCGGAGCCGTGGATATCGACCATTACCCATTCTGCAGCCAGGCGGCGATGAAAAGATGCTTCACACGGAGCCCTTACTCTTTATCGGCGGACTGGTCCCGATGAACGAACTTAGCCGCACGCAGTACCTGGACGGCCTGCTGAGTGGAAGCGTGAGAGCAAAGTTACACTTACTGGGAATGATGCGGCATGAATGGTTTTCACCATATTCAGCAGCAGTGCAGGGCGATAACACTAGTTGGATACCTCGCAGCGAATGGAACCGGCGCAAGACTCCGGCAGAGTGGATGCTTGAATACGGCGAGCAGTGGGTACCACACCAGCCGAACAAGACAGTGCAATTATCACTATTTTAGGAGGATCACAATGAAACTGCTGACTGACCTATACCCTATGGAATCCCTGCAATACAAAATCATTTATATGGCACTTTGCATCATGGCGCTTGAGATTGAAAAAGATGGGGAACAGGCCGGAATGGCTGCGGCTTGGGGAGTTACGGAACAAGAGATAGCGCACGAACTGGAAGAACTGTACACCAATAACCCAGACCCAGATCGAGAAGAAGAGGATGATTTGTAAAGGCCGGAGGCCATCGAAACTCGACCGAATAACCCAGCGCAGCGGGGGCCGGGTGAAGGTTTAATAGCCATCTGGCTCCCCATAAAGAAAGGAACAACAAACCTATGACAAATGAAGAAGCAATCCACGCAATCAAGTGCAACTATCCACATGAGCGTTATACGATGCTGCGGGAAGCATTGGACATAGCAATGGCGCTGCTGGCTGCTGAATCCAAACCAATGATTCCATGGATCAAGTATGACGAATACGACAGGGGCATCGAAAGCCATGTAACGCATTTGGTTGTCGGTGAAACCGGACCACAACTTGCGCAGCATGCTAAATTAATCGACAGACGCGGTTATGGCTGGCACAGATTTGGCGGTAACCGAATATACGGCGTTACACATTGGACGCCTATCAACCTACCAGGAGAGGAAACAGGCAATGCCTACACCAATCCTCCCTCCACTTAAACCCATCCCTAACTATCCGGGATACAGCGTAAGCCGGGACGGAGTGGTGTACAGCAGTCGGAACAGCCGGGACGGGACGCCGAAACTAATCAAAGTGAATTCCCGGGGAAAGGTGAACCTGAACGGGCTAGGCTGGCAGAAGGTCCGAGATCCTATGGAGGTAGCCAGAGAAGTATGGAAAATCAAAGATGAACCGGCAGAAATCAAAGTGAAGAAACCTAAGTATAGACGTATAAGGGTAGCAGCTCTGATCATGGAGGAAAAGGAAGGCATTTCAACCAAACTGATTATCGGCGGAAAAATATACGTATTGCAGACTTAATTAAACTCCCAGGAGGAAAACAATGCTAAAAGATAATCTTGCAGGGATAGATGATTACGACCTGATTGACAAAGACCCAGAGGAATGCAGACGCCGGGGCATGGAAGCCTACGGTATAACTGAAGCCCAATTATCCGTAGTAACTACGCATGAAATCCACTCTATACTAATCGTAAATATGTAAGACAAACGCAAGGAGGTTATGCCGATGATAGAGTTAATACCTGCACCGAATAAAGACTTCACTCCAAGGAATGATCTGGCAGATATAACGAGAGCATATCAGGTTCAGTTCTTCACCAACGCCGACCAAGAAGACATACGTAAAGCACTCTGGCTGTTAAGCAGTTACCGGACCATCAAGGGGCTGGTGGACAGTTATGAATTTGTCCTTAAGCAGCCGCAGGAAAACGGATTAAATGATTTTGATATGGCCGGAGTTGAGGGGGCTGTAAAACGTCTCAGCACAAGCGACCACGTATCCAATTTACCGGCTAACGTACTCATAGCTAAAGAGACACGCCATCTTAACTACATGCTATATAAACGAGTTACAGAAGCTGTAATGCACGCAGCAAATAACATCATTGATCCTCATGAGTACAAGATCGTAGAATTACTGTTCACCGGCGAAAGGAAATTTAGATACAAGGATGCCGTAGAGTATATGAGGCATGAAAGGAAGAAAGGAATATACAGCATCGAGGCCACCACGTTCGCTGAGAAGCGCCGAAAGGTCATTGCTTCCCTTGCTAACACGTTGTTGTTTAACGGTACGCTGGATTATGTAACGATCGATTACGGGCGGGGACGGAACAAAGAAGGTGAAATTGGATTAAGACAACTCAACCGCGAAGGGTAGATACCTGGAGCGGTATTTTTTTGCCCATTAACATAATAAGGCGTTATTTCCGTAGCGTAGCAGCACAACACCCCAAATATAATAAAGATACCGAGGCGAGAGCTTCCGTACTACTCCATATCTGGTTGCGGCAATCTGTGACGGGCATATCACACCGCAGCTCATACCTTCCACCTCCTGGGCAACCGTGATCTCAGCGGCTAAAGATATGGATCGAGAGCGCAACCCCAGCCGCGTAAGTGAGAGCTGGGTATCTTTTGAAGGAAATGCTAAATAAAGTGTCGAATCTCCTGAAAGAACATTTTTAGGGGGATGAAGAATGACGGAAGAAACAGAGGGAAAGAAAAAGAAAAGCGAGAGGGTTTCATTCTGGCCGATGATTGTATTTGTGGTACTTGTACTAGGATTATGGATAGGTAATATGTTCGGGGGATTATACGGGTTTAAACCAGATGAGAAGCTGGGAGTCTGGGGAGATCGAGGCACATTCGGAGATATGTTTGGCGCTGTGAACGCCCTGTTCTCGGGGCTTGCATTTGCCGGACTCATATTTACAATAATCCTTCAACGAAAAGACCTAAAGCTTCAGTTTGGTGAGTTGGCAAGACAAGCCGATGAAGCAGAAAAGATGGCTGCACAACTTGAAATACAACAGCAATTGACAAGTTATCAGTTAGCACAAAGCACAGTGAATGATTTAATAAGAGTTAAAAATATTACAATTGATCAATTTGAATATAGATGGAGAGCTACTGATACAAATCGTAAAGGTGATGGAATGATTGCACTTGAGGGGTTAGCGAAACAAGAACCGCAGATTATAAAGAATGAAACTAATAATAATCAAATCTTATCGCAGTATTGCAGCGTGTTATATTACATACTGGAATATTTAATAGATTCTAATCTAAACGAGCAGCAAAAGAAGGTACTAGCAAAAACACTGCAACTACAACTTACAAGATATGAATTGAAAATAATGCAAATATATGCAGAAAAAGATATGGATAGATTAAAACTTTGGGATTTCTTTAATAAAGCAACAGTAAAATTCAATAATTGATCAAGAGAAGAACCGACCTGATTTTAGCCGGTTTTTTTATTGAGGAGGTGAAAACATGAGCAATTCTAATTTTACTGAAGTATTACAAATAGGCATTCCTTATTCGGGTGAGTCATTACAAAAGTTCTCAGATGAAAAGAATATTCCTATTTCTATTTCTATCAATGGTTATGCATCGTTAAAGGCCGGAGAAACTTATAGGGTTACGGCGATACACCGTAACGATCAAACTATTACAGGCTATCTCGTTGAGCGGGTAAACAAGAGCTTCACAATAACATAGGCACTCTTATAGAAAATTCCACTTACGTCTGGGAGTCGCTGAAAGCGGCTCTTTTACATTTAGGAGGGTTTATCTTCCATATGTCGAATTATGGATATGGGAGGTGAAAAAGATGAAAAAATATATTAAAGGATTTGAGGGAGAGAGTATCTTCGAGCTTGAGGAAGAAGTTAATCTTTTCTTAGGTACCCTGGATGCGGAGCGAGTAATAGATATTCAACATTCTGGGGTTGCCGTTTCACATGACGGGGCAGCAATGAAGCTTTATACTGCAATTGTTACTTATCTGTTCGATGAAGCCCTAAATGACATTCCATTTAAACGGGATGAATTTGAAGAAAAAATAAAGAATAGACCTGTAGTTTAATGAATTAAAAGTTATAAATGAATACATAAAGCCATCCTTTGAACCTGGATGGCTTTTTCTGTTTCAGTTTAAACCAATAATCCTAAGGGAGAGATACTTATGAGATTAAATGAAATACGGCTGGAGTTGACAGACCATGCTCACCAGCAGTTCATGGAGAGGGCAGGACTGGCGACATTTGAAGAAATCAGGGATGCTTGCCGTGAGCAATTGGCAGCAGGGGACTACAAGCGAGACGGTGAGTTTATTAAAATCAATGATGCCTGGTGGATATTCACCATACGCGAAGAAATGATTGTGCTGATCACCTGCTATGGTAACAGTCATTTTGATGTTCCGAGGGCGTTAGCATGGGCAAGAAGACACGATGACCGAATTACCTTGGATAACTTCCTAAACCCGGAAGCACAACAAATTATATAGGCCACAACCGACAGCGCCGATGAAGGGCGTTTTTATTTGCTCAGGAAAGTTTTCCTTAATTCTATATTGGAGGCGATGAAATGAAGTTTGTACAACCCATTAGAGACCCAGTAAAGCTCAATTTAATCCAAAGGTATCTCAGGGACCAAAACCACCGGAACTACATCCTGTTTCAAATCGGAATCAATACCGGATTTCGTATTTCTGATATTTTACCTATCAAAGTGGCTGACGTTAAAGGAACTCACATCACAATTAGAGAGCAGAAGACAGGCAAAGAAAAGAAGGTTCTGATCCGCAAGACACTACGAAAAGACTTGGATGCATATATATCAGGTAAATCAGATGACGAATATCTCTTCCCGAGTCGAAACAAAAAAGGAAGTCGAAAACTTCATCCGATATCTCGAAGCATGGCTTATAAAATCGTCAGAGATGCTGCTGCAGAGTTCGGACTTACCGAGATTGGGACCCACTCCATGAGAAAGACCTTCGGGCACAACTTTTACACCAAAAAGAGAGACATAGTGTTACTAATGGACCTATTCAACCATACAGAGGAAAAAGTGACTTTACGGTATGTAGGCATCCTCCAGGACACCCTAGACGATGCTTTAGAGGATGTAGAACTGTAACGAATTCACCTTAAACAGGTAATGATGAACTCAAAATAGGGAAAAGAAAACAGAATCAATAAAATCAAGGGAAAGCCGCACTTTACGAGTTACACACAATATATATTAAAGTGAATTCAATTAACAAATATTAGTAGAATACAGCAAGTAGCCCAAGCCTGAGTTCAATCTAAGGCTTATTTTCATTAGTAACGTTTGACCAATGTAGACCTTTCAAAAGAGGGTCCAACTCAAATACGTAGTAAGGCCGAGGTGAAGTTAGTTGACAAGGGAGAAAAGCCCGGATCGTGAAAAGGCGCTGAAGATATGGCTGAAGAGTGGAAGGCAGAAGAAACTGAGTGAAATTGCGGCAGAACTTGGACTCAATCCTTCAATGGTTCGCAGATGGAAAAGCGCCGATAAGTGGGATGAGATACCGGCATCCGGCAGACCGAGAGGAGCTAAGAAGGGCAACCAGAACGCAAAGGGAAATAAGGGTGGTAAGGGTGGCCCCGAAGGGAATCAGAAAGCGCTCAAGCACGGATTCTTCAGTAAGTTTATGCCTCAGGACCCTGAGTTCATGGAGATACGCGAGATTGTGGAAACCATGAGTCCAGCAGATATGATCTGGGAGAACGTACTTAGTCTGTATCAACGGCTTATCTGGGGCCGCCGCATCACACATGTCAAGGATAAGGACGATCTTACAAAGGTCCTGAAAAAGAAGAAACCAGGAATGTTCGGAACGGAGCGAGAGTGGGAATATCAACAAGCCTGGGATAAGTACAATAGCGCCATAAAAGCAGAGGCTACTGTTATGAAGGAACTCAGATCAGCAATAAAACAGTTTATTGAGATTGCTCCAGAAAAGGATGAACGAAGATTAAAGCTGAATAAGATGAAGGCGGAGATTGAGAAGACCCGTTTAGAAATAGAGAAACTCAAAAACGGTGTAGGGGATTCTGAAGATGATTTAATTAAGGATTGGGTGAGTGGAGTCACAGAAAATATTCAGGGGTCATAATCAATATGAATTTTTGACTCTTTTACAGAAGTAAACTAATACTTATTTCAAGGCAATATGAAGGAATAAATGGAAAATGTGTCGAAATTCACAATATGAAATTATTTGGAGGTAGAAATAAATGGAATTTAAAGTCCTGTCAAACAATTCAAGTGTAAAGGAGCAACCTGGAGGATTTGTTTATCTTGTCGCTGATAATTGGAATGATTGGTATGAATTCTGGGTGCTGTATCAGGCTTATTATAAAAATGAAAGAGACGTAGTAACATACATTGGCCCAGTAAAGTTCGGTAACATAAATATGGTAAACGGTGTTGTGGATTTACCAAGAGAATTTAGCTCATTAGGCCAAACGTTTTTCTCTCTTGGACAAGATTCATTTTACTATGAAAATTTAAATCGTATTGGAGATAAATTTCGTGATGATTTATTAAGAAATCTAAAAGATGTAGCTCTAGATTTGGAGCTATTTTCAGAAATTCAATCACTTAGAGTAACTTACAAAGCTTTATTAAGAGATTTTAACTCGGACAAAGTTAGAGATACATTTCATTATTTAGCACTCGGAAACTCTTCTCTTACATATTATGATTTTGATTACCTGATCCCTAAGTCGGATGACCCTCAAGATGGTAACTACAAACTTGCCATAAAAGTAGTACCTGATTCCACACCGCCTACTAATATTCACGCAATTATAGGTAGAAATGGCGTCGGGAAAACTCACTTATTAAATCAAATGGCTGCTTCTTTGATGCAGGTCGAAGGTTCGGTAGGTACTTTTAAACACGATAACCCATTCGAAGATGAGGAAATCTTTAACCACATCATATATATATCATTTAGTGCTTTCGACGATGCGAAAATTTTAGAACATAAAAGGAATAATGACAATTCAGTAACCTATTCGTATATAGGATTAAAAGAAATGCGAAAGTTAAACGTTATTACGGATGAAATTACCAAAATGCCTAAACAAAGAGACTTTATTGAAACAAAAAGTACGAAAAGATTAAGAGAAGAATTGGTACAAAGTATATGGAGTTGTCGTGAAACTCCGTCCAAAAGAGCTCGGCTTGAACAAGCGATAGACATGCTTGGAACTGATCCTATTTTTGCTGTTGCAGGTGTACGGGAGTTATTGCATTCCTCAGAAACAGAGGAAAGACTTTTAAACAACGCTGTTGAAGTTAGAAAACAACTCACAAGAGAAGAAAGTGAGAGTATAAGAACTGATTTTTATAATCGTGCCATACTTGTTTTTGAGAAATTTAGTTCTGGACATAGCATTGTACTTTTAACCATTACTAAATTAATAGAAGAACTTAGAGAAAAAACACTTGTATTATTGGATGAGCCCGAATCACATCTACATCCCCCATTATTATCTACATTTACACGAATTCTATCTAGTCTATTGATTAAACAAAATGGTGTAGGATTAATAGCAACACATTCGCCTGTAGTTTTACAAGAAATACCACAAAAATGTGTTTCTATATTTAATAGAAGTGGAAGGAATTTGAAGTTTGAAACACCTTCAATTGAGACTTTTGGTGAAAATATAAATACTCTAACTAAAGAAGTTTTCTCATTTGAAGTAACCAATTCAGGATTCCATAGATTATTACAAGAAGCAGTGGATGCAAGTGAAACATATAAAGACGCATTAAATTTCTTTAATAATGAACTAGGCATGGAGGCTCGCGTGATTTTAAGTAGTTTAATGGATTTAAAGGAGACGAGAGGAGAATGAGATCTTTAGAAAAACCCAAAGAATTAGCGACTGAAGCTTTTGGAACCTGTATCAGTAGAGTTCGAAGCTCTGAATTAAAGGAAAGATTGGAAGAGTGTTATCCGGACATTGAATTGGCTGAGAATAGATTCGAGAAGCTTGTCCAATCAGCTTTATTACACACCTTTAAGGATGATTTATTAAATGTTAGACGAGTTAACCAAGAAGAAATGGAAGCTGTATATACTCAGAGGATGGTGGACGAAGATTCACCAGGGAGAGATATTTATGATCGAATAAAAAACGCACCTTATAATAGTACTTGTCCCATCTGTGGACAACGTAAAGTTACGTGTCTCGATCATCACTTACCTAAATCACTATATCCATCACTTGTTGTCACACCAATAAACTTAGTACCTGCATGTGATGAGTGCAATGAAACCAAAAGAGCAAAAATAGCAAAATCCAGCGAAGATGAAACAATTCATCCATATTTTGATGATTTGGGCGATGTGCGTTATTTATTTGCTCAGGTAGTTAGAAAAGAGGAGGGAAGACCACCGGCTTTTAGTTTCTATTTCAAAGCGGCTCCTGCTTGGAGTGCCCAGTTGACTGCACGTGTTACAAATCATTTTGATTCGTTTAGTTTAAATGAGTTATATAGAATTCATGCAGCAGATGAGATTTCAGGGCAAGTGGGTGATTGGAGTAAATTAGGATACGCTTCCCTAAAAAATAAACTTGATGAGCAATTCTGGACACGATATGAAGAACACCCTAATTCATGGCAAACGGCATTTTATGATGGGGTTCGTAATGATGAATGGTTTTGTAATGGAGGATTTTTGGAATTTTTAAATCCTGTTAGAAAAAAACTTTATGTCGAAAGAATGAAAATTGCTGCCACATTAGAAAAGTTAAGTGAATAGCAAGTGTCACTAGAGTAACTTAATACAAGATAGTAAATTTAGCACTCTTATAAAGAGTGCTTTCTCAGTTTAAATCAGCTTTTAAATAGAAAAGTTATTTTAATAATCTGGAGGGGGATCTATTTTGAATAATAAAGTTAGTGAAAATAAACGAATGGACGTATTTAAAAAGCGAATTACTGTATACCGAAAGAGTCCAAAAACATTCTTCAAAGAGATTCTTAACTTTACTCCGGATCAATGGCAAGAAGAGGTTTCAAATGATATAGCGAACAACAGGTTCGTCACCGTCAGATCAGGCCAAGGAGTTGGTAAGACTGCTCTTGAAGCAGCTATTGCCTTATGGTTCCTCTGTTGCTTCCCATATCCCCGAGTGGTTTGTACAGCACCTACAAGGCAGCAGCTAAACGATGTCCTTTGGGCTGAAATCAGTAAGTGGCAATCCAAGAGTCCGATACTAAAACGAATTCTTAAGTGGACCAAAACCAAGGTATACATGAAGAACCATGAGGAACGTTGGTTCGCCACAGCCCGGACAGCAACAAAGCCAGAGAACATGCAGGGCTTCCATGAGGACTACATGCTTTTCATAGTAGACGAAGCATCAGGGGTAGAGGATCGAATCATGGCTGCAATATTCGGTACGCTATCCGGTGAATATAATAAGCTCTTCATGTGTGGGAACCCAACTAAAACGAGTGGGTTCTTTTTTGATTCTCACAATAGGGACAGAGCTATTTATAAAACGCATCAGGTGTCATGCCTTGATAGTCCGCGCACCAGCAAAGAAAACATTGAAATGCTCAAGCGTAAGTATGGCGAGGGCAGTGACGTTTATCGCGTTCGTGTGCAGGGGCAGTTCCCACGCGGTGAGGCCGGCACATTCATAACGCTTGAAGCTGCGGAGCATGCAGCCAAAGAGGTGCAGATTAAAGCGACTGGAACAACATTGGTTGTCGGGGTAGACGTTGCCCGTTACGGTGATGATGAAACAGCAATGTATGCAGGCATCGGTAAGAAAACTGTTGGACAGCATAGCCACTTCAAAGAAAGCACTATGGTTACTGTAGGAAATGCTATTCTTTTGGCGAAAGATATGCTGCTGCAGCATCCAGAAGTTGAACACGTAAAGTTCAATGTCGATGATACCGGGGTTGGCGGCGGCGTTACAGATCGTCTTATTGAAGTGATTAACGAAGAAGGTTATGGCTGGGAGGTGGTGCCGGTCAACAATGGATCATCATCTTTGGATGAGTATTGCGCTAACCTGGTCACAGAGATGTGGCAGTCTATCAGAACGGACTTGGAAACCAATCTAACCAACTTCATAAACGGAGAACCTGGAGTTATGCAACTACCGGACGATGATACCTTAATTTCACAACTGGCTACTCGCAAATGGCGAATGACCTCGAAAGGGAAGATGATCCTGGAAAGCAAGGATGATATGAAGAAGCGAGGACTCAAATCACCTGATAGAGCCGATGCTTATGTTTTGACATTTGGAGAATTCATGGTTGAAGCACCGGAAAACATTATGCTGCCGACCATTGGTGGTGTAACCATTAGAAGGCATTAAACTTCTAGATACTTCACGGAGTTCAAACTTATAAGCTTTTTATACTAATGCAAATAATGCATCCTGCCGAAAAAAGTAATAGGAAAAGATTGTTAGTTCGACTGTTAGTCTATTTGCTAAAATGAAAAGATGAGGGGTCTGTATAGTGGAATTTACGCTAGCAAAGAAAGAAAAAAAGAAACGCCTTAATAAAGTAACTTGGGTCATGTTATTTATCATGATCATGCTCGTTTTATTTCGCTTTATCCCAGTAGAGCCCTATGCAGCACATGGATTAGGTGATTTAGAAGACACCAGTAAAATAGTTCAAATAAAGGAACTTCATATTCAAGACAGAGGAGCACATTTAGAGCCGTTTTATTATACGACAGTCAGGACAAGATACTTCGATAATCTTCTTGAAAAGATGTACTCATATTCACTAAAACATCGTACTGAGGAGCGTGTTAATCTTCCTACTAAAAATGGTCACGTTCCTCTGGAAACTTTTCCTGGGCTATCTGCAGAGGACGACCTGCAATATTCAATATCATTGAAATGGGATTCAGTTAATAATATCACTTCAATAGCTTTAAAATATGCTGGATATACATCAGCATTTCATGAAAAGGTTGAGATTACCAATGTTTTTGATAATTTCGAGGCTGCAAAGTTTCTTAAATTACACGATGAGATCCTTTCATTTAACCATCAATCAATTAATAGTGTTGAAGACGTTGTGAACGCACCTAAAAATGTTAAATTGGGAGATACTGTTCCAATCACTATCAATAGGGAGGGTAAAAAAGTAGAGTTTGCATTAACATATGCACAAACAGACGAAAGCGGTAAACCAATAATCGGTTTTCAATCCGGTATTATGCGTTATTATGATGATTTTGATATTAATAAACTGGTCGCGTTCCCTGAATCTTTATCAGGAGATTCCGCAGGAATGATGATCAGCCTTCAACTCATTCAATCAATAACCGGAGAAGATCTAACCAAAGGATATAAAATTGGGGGAACTGGTACCATAAATGCTGATGAGACCATTGGTGAAATTGGAAGCATGCCTCTAAAAATTAGAACAGCAGTAGAAGATAAGGCTGATATCTATCTTGTTCCAAAATCAAGTAATAATGATGAACAAAATGAATTTGAAGCTTTGAAAACGAAAGTGGAAATAAAAACTGATCTTAAGATTGTTCCTGTTGAGAATCTTCAAGAAGCTCTTGAGTTTTTACGTTCATTGTCTCCAAAATGAAATAATTTAAAATTCCTACAAAATGATGTAGATGAAAAATAGAAGGCTGGGGTTACCCTACCTTCTATTTTTTGTCTAATCGTTTGATGCTTCCTAGTTTTGGAGGTGTTACAATCAGAGGAGGATAAAATTAACAAGGAGAGAATATGATGACAAAAAAAGTTTCTTATTTAGAAGAAGGATCAAATACATTCAAGTATGCTGAAGTTAATGCTTTCTCTAAGGTATGCCCTTATTGTGATTTAGGTGTTGATGTTGTAAGTAGAGAAGGCTATCTAATTGAAGATACTTTGCAAATATTATTTATTTGTCCACGAAACGAGTGTAGACAAGCGTTTATAGGCGTATATAAAAAAATACTGGTAAAGGACCCCATTAAACCAGTGGATTATGTACTGGTTAGGACTGAACCACAAATAAAGTACATAAAAAAAGACATTGATACGAGAATTATGAGTATATCACCTGTATTCGCTACAATTTTCTCAGAAGCAGGAGAGGCAGAGGCACTTAATTTAGAAAATATTGCTGGTATGGGTTATAGGAAGTCGCTTGAATTTCTAATAAAAGATTACCTGATATCTAAAAATATTGAAGATAGAGAAAATATTGAACGCAAGAGTTTAGGACAATGCATTAATCAGGATATTGATAATCCAAATATAAAGAGTATGGCTGCAAGGGCTGCTTGGTTAGGTAACGATGAAACACATTATTCAAGAAAACATGCATCAATGTCTATAATTGATTTGAAATTATTGATTGAAGCGACTCAGTATTGGATTCTTATGGAACTAATAAAAGATGAATATCAAAGCAAACTTCCTAATGCTAGATAAAAAAATGATATAATGCATTTTTATGAACTTTATAATAACTTGAAAAACTTTATTGATATATGAACAAGCTGGAAATTATTTATAAGATAGTAAAGTATCGGAGGATTTTGGGGGTGTTTTCTATTTATAACGAGCATATTTTAAAGGCTTTTGAAGAATTAAATATTCTAAGCCAAGCTAATGAAATTGTGGATATATTTAACCGACAAGAAAAATTATTTATAGCAAGGACAATCAAAAATGAAGAACATAAAGGATTTTTAGCGGCTATAGGGTACATGTCTCATTTGTATTTGCAGAGTTCTTTATTCAGATCTCAGTGTTATATTTATGGATATATAACTTCCACAAATACGAATAATGTTTTAATGACAGCTCAATCTACGAGAGCTCATTTAGAGATCACTTCTAGTTTGTTGTTTTACTTTTTTAAGTTGAAAAAGTATATAGCTGATCCGACAAATGAAGATTTAAAAAATGAATTAAAAATTACGATCCAGAAATTGATGGCAGGCTCAAAAATAGTAATTACGGAAGACCGCGAAAAAATAGAAGCTATTAATGTTCTAACGATGATATCACATGCTGATAAAGGTATTTTGGAATTTGGTGGGAATAATTCCTTGATGGAATACTATGGACTCCTTTCAGAGTTTTGCCATCCCAATTCATATTCATTAGTAATGGCTTCCAATATTTCTGAAGATAAAGTCATCGATTACAACACTCCATTCAAAACAATAAATTTAGAAGTGATGGCCTTATTTCATGAATCAATTTACTTTACATCTAAGTTGTTTATAGATTTCTTTGAAATGTTAAAAGAAATGTTAGGAAAAGCATTTTTGATACCGACAGTAGACGAAATAAATTAATGAAAATCCGTAGTAACCTAGTATTAAGCCAATGATATTATTAATCCATAGAAGTATGAACGAATACAGAAGGTCAGGAAATTTTTCCTGCCTTCTATTTTTATGTCCAGGATACACAATAAACAAAAAGCCGCCACAATGGCGACTTAATGAGTACGTGACTTATTTCTTGTGTTTTGTAGGGTCTACCAACTTGTAACCTTCTCCAGGCTTTTGGGTTGGAGGCAAAGGATTGCCTTTCGTTGAGGTCACTTCTCTTCCTTTGTCTCCACCTCTAGGACCTACTACGCTATATTGTCCTGATTTAGGGGTAGGAGTGCCTGGTGTGAGTTTATCAGCCATGTCATCACCTCCTTTAGACCTAATTCTTTCGACATAATAACAGTTATTTCCTTCTATTATTTGTGTTTTATTTGGAAAGGTGGTGAAAACTTGAAGTGGTATCATAAAGCCATATATTCATTTGCTAATGCAGTCCTACCGGCATCCGTAAAGCGTCAGATGATGGGTGTAGGCAGATCGACAATACCCAGCAATAACAATGCCTGGGGCATATTCAACTGGCTTCCGAAGAAGTACCAGAGGGCTCACAATATCGATCTGACCAAACTACAGAGCTACACGGCTGAAGAGCTGCTGGAGCTGCTTATTTCCGTTCACCCAGACATTTCTCATGCTTTGTACACCTACTTGCGAATGGGAGATACGCCACTGACTTTCACAGCTAAGAAGAAGACAGGCAGTGACGACAAGGCTGGACAACGGGCTCTGGATGAGATCAAAAGCATGCTTGAGACTCCTTTGCCGTCTCCAGGATATCAGCATGGACGGTCCTTGGATAAGTTGGACACGATTCAGCGCATGATGATCATGGTACGAGGGGCCTGTGCTGGTGAAGTGGTCCTGAATGAACGCTGCAATGATGTGATTGATATCGTGCCAGTAGATCCGGCGTTGATCTGGTTTCGCAGGGAGCCGGTCACGAATAGATTGGTGCCGTGGCAGTATGTCAAGAATCCCGGCAGCAGGCAGACAGGCGAAGAATGGTTCGGGCAGTATAAGAAGATCGACACACCGACATTCATTTATGAAGAGTTTGACCCGATGGTTGATGATCCATATGGCCGGACCCCGTTCCTGCCGGTGCTACAAGTCGTATTCTTTCATCTGCAGGTGCTTCAGGATCTCAAGGCAGTCGTTCACAACCAGGGCTATCCGCGACTGGATATTTCGATGCTGGAAGAAATTATGCTGAAGAATGTTCCGCCCCAGTACAAGAACAATCCTTCAGGTCAACAGGCTTGGCTCAAGGAACGAATGGATGAAATGCTCAACCATTTCAATTCACTCAATCCTGACGATGCCTTAGTCCATTGGGATAGCGTAAAGGTCGAATACCTGAAGGGCGGCAACAGCGGCCCGATGATCGATATCAAGAAGCTGATCGACATCATTGATACGCAAATGGCTACAGGACTAAAGACGCTGCTCACCCTGTTATCCAGGCATCAAGGTTCCACAGAGACATACAGCTCAGTGGATACCCAAATATATATCAAGTCCGTAGAGTCCGCCCGGAGCGTAACCAAACGTTTCTGGAAGCGGGCTTTTTCTATGGCGGTAAGAGTGCGTGGAGTGCAGACACAGGTTGAAGCTGACTATGCTCTGATTGACTTACGTTCTGAAATGGAACGTGAGCGTGATCTACGGGCAAAGCTGAACAACTATGTGTTGGCTGAGAATAACTTCTACATCACTCCAGAAGAAGCAGCCAGTGAAGCTCGTTGGATAATGGGGCTTGACCCGAAAATTCCGGCTGAGTTGTTGCCGAAACTTGAAAAGAAACACGAACCCGAGCCGAACGAACAGATTCCACCGAATGGAGGTGAATAGCCAATATGCAACCAACAGTAGGACGTGTTGTACATTACCAAAGCTACGGTACGCCGGGCGGTGAGTTTAAAAGTGAACCGAGAGCGGCAATCATCACTCAGGTTCACAATGCAACATGCGTTGATTTGTGCGTACTTAACCCAACAGGATTGTTCTTCAACCAAAACGTTGTTCAGGGCCAAGACGGTGGCAAATGGGATTGGCCTGCAAGAGTTTAATCTGAGGCGCCAAGGCGCGAGAGGTGATCCCATATCTAATTTTCATTACGAGAGGGAGGTGAGTATAAGTAAATGGCAAAACCGACAGCTGAGCAATTGGCGAAGATTAATCAGAAAGCCCTAGTATCTCTTACTGATGAACAAGTCAATGTCTTTCAGGCTAGGATTATCGGAACCAAGCGGATAGAGAAGTACATGATGAAGGTAACTCCAAATTTCCTTCGGAAAATGGCCGATCAAGTTAAAGAAGGGGTCGCCTTACTGGTAGATCATCCTTGGCAAAAGTGGGATGCCTTATCATTTCCTTATGGACGGACCTTTGACAGCAAGATTGTTGAAGAAGGCGGCGAACTGGAACTATACGGCGACCACTACATGGCAAAAGGCCTTGAAGCTAACGGTATCTCGACAGACCAACTGGCTATAGGCATTGATGCAGGTACAATCTTTGATACGTCAGCCGGGTTTGTTTCCACGAAACACACTTGCAGTATCTGCGGCGGGGATTATTTCAGAGGTTCGGAATGCTCTCATATGAGAGGCCAAGAGTACGAAGGTAAGGAATGCCTTGTCCTCGCTGATGATGGATACATCATGGAGAACTCTATTGTGTTTGACGGTGGCTATGAGGGAGCTGGGATAACTCGCGGATCTCTATCAACAAAACCTCATGCTGAGGCAGATGATCAACAGCAAACTGAATACGAACCACTTCCCTTAGATGCGAAGTCGCTGAATGGCGATGGACGCGTCTTTTATTTTTTCAGCAACAAAGGCGGCATGAATGCTTTTGTATCCAAACAGCACCAAACATTAGAACAGGCCAAGATACAGGCCGAAGGAGATGACACTGTGACAGAAGAACAAAAGGCTGCTTTAGCAGCAGCGCAAACCCAAGCAACTGCACTGGCGGCTGCAAATGGTGTACTCGGACAAATCCGGGTGGCACTCGGTGTAGAAAACGATGCTGATATCCAGGCGAAGCTTACGGCGCTAAGCGCTCAGGCCGCAGATGGTGCAGCATATAAGGTCAAGGTTACTGAACAAGCCTGCGGAGCCGGTGTCCGGGCATTGGGTGATGCATTCAACGTTGAAGCAATGAAAACAGCGCTGTCCCATCTACCGGTATCTGAGATTGAGAAGATCAACGCTACTTATGAAGCACAGGCACAAGCTGCATTGGGTGGCGGTGGTCGCCACACCGAGGGCGATAATCTTGATCTTCCAGCAGGGGCGGCGAATGGAACACCACCTGCGAATGCACAGGCAAACGGCGCTCAGAAAACACCGGAACAGTTGAGAGAAGCGGCCAAGGCAGAAGCTCGGGCATCACTCTCTAAGACTGGATACGGCGGAATTATGAAGGAGGCGAAATAACGTATGAACGGAACTAATTACGGCGGATATCCCGGCCCAGGACAAATGTTTACACAGGAGTTCACAGAGGTCCTGCTTTCAACGGATCTCCAAGCGAAACTGCCAGGCGGAATCCTTTTGAAACAAGGTCAAGGCATTGTCAAAAAAGGGACAATCATAGGCAGGATTTCAACAGCCGGAGCAGACAAAGACAAAGCGGTGGCTTACAGTTCGGCCGCAACCAATGGATCAGAAGTTGCTCTGTGCATCCTTGATAACGACCAGGATACAACGCTTACTGACATGCCGGCTTCGGCATGGATTGCCGGTATTTTTGATTCAGCAAAATTGACAGGTCTTGATGCTGATGCAAAAGCAGCACTCAAGCTCTGCTACTTCGGTTAAGGGAGGAAAAACAATTGCCAAACGTACTTGATCCATACTACCAAACTGAGGTAGTACAGAATATCCGCACGGATATCAACTCCTTCCGTGGAGCGCAACTGCTTACTGGTGGCGTTGAACTCAAAACGGAAACCAGTCTTACCATTGAATATGACATTGTCAATGACGATACCGGCATGACACCACCTACTCAAATGAATGATCCATCGCCTATCCACTCTGCACCACCGATTGGTCACATGAATTTCACCAACCAGGAATGGCGTGAAAAAGCTATCATTGATCGTGAGAAGATTGCAAAGCTTCGCAAGCCTGGTGGTCCATTGGATGAACTCTGGGGCGAAGAATACATGGTTGAACAACTGGTCAATCTGAATGGCCGTCTGGAAACACGTTTCGAGTGGATGCGATGGAAGCCACTCTCGGGAACTCTTGTAATCCCAGCGACCAAAACTATGCCTTCAAGAACGATTGATTACAAAGTTCCTGCTGCAAACAAACCAACGGCCGCGACTCTTTGGAGCAACTTGGCTGCTGCTGATCCATTGTCTGATTTGGACCTTTGGAAGTTGCTATTCCGTGGAACCGGTGCAAGACCATATGGTTTCTTCGTAAATCAGAAGACAGACAACCTTTTGAAGCAGAATGCAAAAATCCGCGACTTGCTGAGAACACAGTATGGCCGTGATCTTATTGCTGCTGATTCATTGTCGTTCATCATTAAACAGCAGTTGGGCGGCTTGACGTATGAGGTTTATGACAGTGGATACATTGACGATGCCGGTAACTTCCAGCCATTCATTCCGGACGGCGTTGCAATTATGGTAGGTCAAGGCATGACCGGAAACATGATGGACTTGGTAACAAGCCCTAATAACTACGAGGACATTTTCAACGGCCATGTTGGCAAGTTTGCATTGACGAAAGAAATCGGTGATGATCCAAAACAATGGACCATCGTTAATGGTGCTACCGTGCTGCCTCGTATGCGTCATACAAACTGGCATGTTTACGCGACTATCGCGTAAGGAAGGAGGTTAACATGACCATTGTAAGAATACTGAATGGATACGTGGGCGGTTGGGCTCCGGGGGATATCGTAAAAGATGCCCCCGAAGGTCTTATTGAAATTGCTCGGGATGGAGTTAAAAACCTAGCAACTGGTGAACTCATTGCCGAGATTATCGAAGGCGACTCAAATGGTTCAGGAGATACATCGGAGAGAGAACAGCAGCTGCAAATCGAGTTGAACGAATCCAAGAATCGTGAAGCTGAGTTGTTAGCTCAAATTGCCGAACTACAATCCAAGTCTGATAACGGAGAAGCTGACGATGAAGTGAAAGAATTGAAGGCAACGGCTAAGGAGTTGAAAATCCCTGGCTATACCAAAATGGACGCTGAAGAGTTGAAGAAGGCTATCAGCGCTGCCGGTGGTGACGGTGATGGCAAATAAGATCCTCACTACGGAAACGTACCACGAGGAAATAAGAGGGCGTCTAGGAGTCGGTGAGGATGTAATATCCGATGCCGATATAGACGCCCTTTCTGTTTTAACTATTGCCGAAGCTAAGGTGATTGCAGCAGTGCCGGACTACGCCGAGTTGGTTGATGATGATAGGAACTATGTGTATGCAGCGGCTGTAACTATGGTCGCTGCTATGCTGGCTCCATCCATGACGGCCAGAATCGCCAAGTCCAAGAAAGACTTCGATTTCTCTATTGAGAATCAAGTTGTGGACTGGCGTGCATATGGAATCCAACTGGTTGACGATGCTTATGCACTGATTGATCTGATATCTACAGTTACACCGAGCGCTGATGCTCCGATATTCGGCGTTGCTGGTCCAACGCGATTCAAGGAAAGGTGGCGGAACTGCTAATGTTCAAACAATTTGCTCACCGCCATTCACCTTGTACTGTCAATGGATTGCCGGATGTCGTCATACTGTCCAGGGATACCCGAGCAACGACGATTGTCGGTAAGGAATACATGTATAATGGCGTGTTTGCGCCAACTTCCCCAGTGACTCCTGGAGACTTGATTGATAACGGGGACACGTTTCTTGTACAGACACTGCGTTTGACCACAGAGAGGGATAAATACTGTTCTTTAATCAAGACCAATGCAACAATCACCGTACAGCGCTATTCGCAAGAATACGACGATAATGACAATCCTATCGGCGATGAAGAATATAGACCCATTGCCGAGAATGTTATCGCCTTTGCTCAATACGTCACAGCGCGGCTTCGCCAGGATGATCCGGGCTTGCTGCCCTCCACATCATACACGTTGCAGTTACAAACAACGGTTGATATAAAAGATCCGCAAGATGCCATCCACCCCGATCAAGTCATTCTGCATGGCAAGGCATATCAGGTAGATGCCGTTGATGTGGTCAAATACCCCAATCTCCTGCATGTGCAGTTATCGGACAGTGTCCGATGATTACCGGATATGATGCCGTAAGGGCGTCTAAGGACCTCGAAAGCAAGTTGGCAGTTGAGATTACCGGACTCACGAAACTCGTGTTACTGACCGCCAAGGGCGGTATACGGTATTATCCAGCAGTAAGAGACAAGATACAGATGGAAATGTTCGTGCTTGCAAACAAAATGATCGAAGGCGACATCACCGCCGACTATTGGCAGGCATGGCTTGAACAGTTCGGTAAAGGTTCCTTAATGGCCGATACTTCGCAAAACCCTGGGTTGGTTACCTACATGAATTCCGATGCATGGAACCGTCTGAGATCGCGCGGTAGGAAGGTGGTTGTCGGGCGTGGGCAAGGAAATTACAAAAGCATTGATGGAACAATGCGATATTCAGGTGGTGGTTATGCTGGAGTGGACCTGGAGGAACTAGCTGAACGCGGTGATATTGATCCAAAGTTCAAGCCAACACCTCCAACCTATTTCCTGCGTATCGCTATCCAGTCCAACCGAACCCGAATCCTGCAAGGCATCGCAGAGGTAATTGAAAACTTCCCGTACCACCGGTACTTTCTGGAGGACAAGCAATGAGTTTACAACTGATTGACGCTATACAGAACACACACAAGGCTGACGCGGCGTTCATGGCTTTGCTTAAGCTTTTACCTACTGCAAACGGCGAGCAGATGGCGGCGCGATTTACAAAAGGCGTGGAGCCGGAAATTGTGGTCTCCAAGGATACAGTACCTCATATCTGTCAGTACATTATGCCGGGTCAATATGGTAGAAATCATCTTGTTTTTAAAGGGAAGTTTTGTTTGGACTTTTACGGAAAGACGGGATATGAAGCGAAACTGCTGTTCGAAAGATCATTCAAGCTTTTTCATGACGACCATATTATTCAACCGGGATTCAATTCCTTCCGTTGTAGTCTTGCTTATGATGGCGACTTTTCCACTGGCATAGCCGGCGTCAAAGGCTACAAAGGAATTTATGATGTCGATTATATCCGTACGAATTAAGCAGGATAGCAGGATAAACGGCAGTATAAAGTATAAGTGAAGAAATACGAGGAACGGGGTGAACCATTGATGGATAAGCCTGATCTCAAAAAAGATCCGTCTGAAGTTGAGAAGCTGGTGAAAGAAAAAGTTTCCCTAGCTAGAAAACTCGGCATATGGGAATCTTTTAATCCAGTTGAAGATTATCAAAACAAAGAAGAATTTGCTCAGATTACCGAAATTGACAAACGCCTATCCGTAATCATTAACGGCTAGGTTTTTTTAATGTCCTAAGGAGGGATAAGGAATGGGTATTTCACCGAAACAGTGGGTTGTAGATGACATTTCGAATGCAGCCCTGTTTGATCTTGCTACTGGAGATCCAATGGCTTACTTTGAACGGCTCGGAAAGTTAACGCTGACAATTGCCGCACCGCAGCAGCGTGTGTACGGCGGTACAAGCAAATATGCTTTTCACTTGACTGAACAGGACGCGGAATCAAGTGTGCAAATTGAAAACGCCGTCCTGGACCTTAACCAACTTGTCGCAGCGACAGGAGCAGAAATTACAACCGGCAGTACAGTAGTGCCGCGTGTCGAAAAACTCACAGTTTTGACTGGAGCAACCTTCACTTTGTCTAAAGGAGCAACTCTGGTTGCTGGCAGCGACCGAATCATCGTGGCAACAAAAGGTTTGACAAACTCAGGGGTGCAATTAACACGCGTTGCTTCTGCACCTACTGCACTTCAATATTCGATCACAGTAGCCGGTGTTGTAACTTTGGGCGATTCAACATTGGTAGGAAAAGACGTTCGTGCCTTTTACGACTCAACCTCTGCTACTGGTACGGCTACGTCCATCAAGACGGACACTAAAAATAAGGCATATAAATTCGTAGCTTACGGTAAAGCCTTGGATGATGAAACTAACGAATGGTTTGAATGCGTTATTGTCATCTATAAGTCTCAAATGCTGGGATCGTTCGTCATTGATCAGCAACGGAAATCGGCAACCACCAGTTCTATCGAACTTGCGGTGCTCGATCCAAGTCGGGCAGACAAAAAAGCGATTGATATTCTAACGGCCTAATTAATTGGGGGCGAAAGTCCCCATATCCTAATACATGGAGGCAAGCGTAATGGAAGATCAAGAAAAAATGGATTTGATTTTGGGCATTGGACCAAAAGTAACGCTGTCCCCGGATGTCACTAAGACTCTCCGAGTTGGCACGCTCAAGCAAATCAAGGAAGTTGGGGCGTTGTACAAAGACGGGCTTACCCAACTTAAATATGCGGCAGTGTTCCAAGAAGGAGATGAACAGAAAGCCACATACGACAAGTGGTCTGAAATTCTGAACATCGTGTTCATTGAGGGGTTCGACGGGGCAGAAATCGAAGAATATATTCCAGAGGTGTTGGAGGAAGCCGTCGATCGATTTCTCTTCAGTAAGTCAGGGGCCGGAGCGTAAGAGCCGAGGCAAAAGTAAGCCGGGGGAAGAAAGTGAGCCATTAACAATGTACGAACTTTACGGCAGGTTATCTCGCCGTAAACTCTCAAAGCCCTGGTATGATCATAATTGGTACGAAGTGATTGCTATATTTGACGACATGAACGAAGAAATGAAAGAGCAGATTCGTCTGCACGGTGGAGAAATTGAAGAACCCAAACCACTGACAAGAAGTGGCATCGCTGAAATTCTGAGCTTTTTCAACCGATAGATACACATTCCAAAGAGACCTCCGTCACCAAGCGGTAGGTCTCTTTTTCTGTATATACGGATCAAACCGAAGCTAAGGAAAATTTTCCTTATCAAACCCAAGAGGGGTGAAGATACATTGACAGATATGGGCAAGGATGTAGTTGGAGCAAGGCTTAAGCTGGATACATCTAAAATGCTGCCTGCATTTCAGGCGATTGATAGAGGAGCAAAAGGCAACGCCGAAACTTTCAAGGTACTCAATCAAGAAATTAACGTCACTACTAAAAATTATACCGCCTTGGCCGGAGCAGCAGATAAACTCGCGCTGACATCCGAAGATCGGCGAAAGAAGATCATGGCTGAGTCTGATGCTTTGGTTAAGCAGCGTAATGCTCAAACTGCACTGATCAAAGCAAAAAAGAGTCAACTAGATCAGACCAATCAATTGGTAGATGCTAAACTCGCCGCGCAAATGGCAATCGTAGTCAAGAGAGAGAACGCTATTGAGCAGCAAGAGCGGGAACACCTTAAGCGCATGGAGGCCCTTCAAAACCGGGCGAATAAAACTGCGGGGAGCAGTTCAACGGGGACATCAAGCACAGCTGACAGCACTCGGGAGCGCGTGCTAAGAGAAGAACAATCAATTCGGCAGAAGCTTGCTCAGATGGAAGAGAAAGAAGCCCAACTTGCTCGTAAGACTGCTGCAGAACGTGAAGCTGCGGTGCGTTCCCAGGAACAAAAGGAAATCCAGATGCGGGAACGGGTCTTGCAAGAAGAACAGAAGATACGCGCAGCCCTGAAAGCTAGAGAACAACAGGAAGCCAATATCCGGGAACGGATCATCCAGGAGGAGCAGAAGGTTCGCAGAGCGCTTGTGACCCGGGAACAGCAAGAAATCAAAATGCGTGAGCGTATACTCGCTGAAGAGAAGAAGGTATTACAATCCCTTATTTCAACCGAAAATCAAATGAATCACATGGGGAAAAATACGGGTTTTCTAACTCAAATTAAGGATGCAGCCATCCATGCTGCTGTTTTCCATACCGTTTTCCGTTCGATGATGACCGTTCAGGAAGCCATGAAAGAAGGTATCGTGGATATTGAATCCAACATGGCGGGGTACGTGCAGACCAACGAGCACTATTTCTTGGAATACAATCAAGGTACAGGCGAAATGGTAATGAACACAAAACTCCTGAATGCCGAAACCGAAAAGTTCATCCATACCACACATGACCTTGGATCTGAAATCACCGATGTAACCGAATCAGCGCGTCTATGGGGCCGTATGTACAAAGATGCTGGAATAGTTCAGGAAATGGTACGCAAGTCCACCATGCTATCTACAGTCGATCTTGTGAGTCTAGAAGATGCTACAAAGAGCATGGAATCTACACTTGCGCAATACGGGGTGCAGATCAAAGACGCAAATGATGCTGCTGTGCTAGGTGGACGTATCCTAGATTCTTGGTCTAAGGTAGCTCATGATACTATGGCTCCGGCACAGGACTTGGGAGCGGCGTTTGAACGGACGGGTAAAATAGCTGCGGAGACTGGCGTTAGTTTTGATGTAATGAATGGCTTAATCTCTTCCGGTATTCGTAATACTGCGCTATCCGGGGAGAACCTGGGTAACATGTGGAAGACGGTTCTAGGTACGATCCGGACGGATAAAGCGGTGGCTGAAATTGAAAGCCTGGGAGTAGCCACGAAGGAAGTTGTTGACGGTACTGAACAATGGCGCAGAGCGGATGATATCTTACTCGACCTGTCTACTAAAGTAATCGATAAGAACTATGATTTGACGAAGTCCTATGCGGATATTTCGCGCGGTGTCTATCAGTATGCCAAACTGGCAGCGTCCCTTAATGCTGGGGACATCCTCTTAGGCACAGCAGCATCCATCGGTTCTACTGGATCTACACTGGAATACCTGAAAGTTCAGATGGATACGATATCGCGGAAGGCGGCACAAGCAAAAGCTTCCCTTTTGGAGATATTTAATCAAGCTGGGGATGATGGACTACGAGCTGCCATTAAGAAATCTCTGGACGTTATCGATCAATTGCTAATTGGCCTCACCAAGATTCCTAAGGGGGCTTTTGCGGCAACCGCAACGCTTGGTGGGTTGCTGGGGCTATATAAACTAATCGCGCCATTATTGACCCAATGGAGAGCAGCGCAGACCGCACTGAACACAGCCATTGCGATGCATACAACTCTACAAACAGCAGCCACAGCCGAAATGGTTGTGTATACTGCAGCGGCTAAAGTAGCAATGGCTACAACGGCTGCTTGGACTGCCGGCCTTACCTTGTTAGTTGGCGCTATTGCTGTATTTGTATATCAAAGCGGAAAAGCCGAAAAGGCTCAACGTGAGCATGCGCAGGCTATGAAGGATGAAGATGCTGCCAGTCAGCAAATGATTAGTCAACTCCAACGGCAAATCGAATTGCTGCCCAAGCTTGTGAATGCTCATAAATCCTTGGAATCATCTCTACAGTCTGCGAACCTATCTGAGCAGAAACAAACGCAGATCAAGAAACAACTGCACGAAGTTTCTAAGGCGTTGGTCATTACATTGGGTGAAGAAGGGGCGAAGCAACTCGAAACAGCCGGATATACTGACGAGGCCGTACAGATTCAAGTAAAGGCTTTAAACCAACTCATCGAAAAGCAGAATGAAGCAAGAATGAACGTTCTTGCCGACCAGCAAAATCAGGTCAATAAGGACTTAGAAAAAAACCTTGCCGAGATCAATAAAGCCAAAGATAAACTGAATAATCTAAAAACAAGTCTACTTGCCCAGACGGGGCAATTTGTAAAGAATGTATTCACATTTAAGGATCTGGATGATTCCTCGAAATCCGTGAAGGCGTTGGAGGACAAAATAGCCAGTCTTACAGTCAAAAACAATGAGTTAAATGCCTCGTCTGCTGACTTAGGCGTTCAGATGTCATCATTAATTCTTCAAGAAGACCAGTTTGCAGGTAAAGCAGGGACGGCATCGGAATCCGCATCGGATCAAGCGGAAGTGCTTGCTGATTTACGAGAACAAATTGATGGTAACGGCTCTGCCATTAGTGAGATGAACACCCTCCTGAAAGAAATGACCGGAGAGCAGTCCATGAATGCTTCTGCGGCAGCTGAACTGATTTTGAAATATCCGCAGTTAGCCACAGAGATTTATAAAACGGCAGATGGATGGAAATTCGAGAAAGACGCTGTTGAAGTGCTGCGAAAAGCCAAGGTCCAGAAAGCGATTGACGATCTGAAGTCTGAAAAAGCATCCACATTCAACACCAGACTGGCAACTGACGAGCGCCTGAAGGCATACGGCATCGAAGCGGAGGCAATTAAGAGTCTGGCTGATCTGAAAGCGGCCATGAACGGAGTAACGTCTACAACCCTAACTACTGGAGATGATCTTAAGTACTTCAAGCCTTCGTTCAGAGATCAAGGCGGCGCGCTGGACGAGAAGGCCAAACAGGAAGCGGCGGCTAAAAGTGAGCTGGATAAAATATATGACTCCTACGCTAAGGAACAAATTGATTACCAAAACAAAATAAATGCCTTGAGCGGACTATATAAAGATCCGAACTTTGGTGTGAGTGCGGACAGCGATAAGAAAAGCAAGAGCGGAAAAAGCGATGCTGAAAAGGATGCTGAAACAGCTGCTAAAGAAGCCGCGACAGCACGAAAAGAAGCGTATTCTGAAGATTTGGATAACTTCAAATACATTGCCGAGCGGCAGAACTGGACCATCGATCAGCAAGCAGCTGGCTACGAACGATTGAAGAAGCGGCATGCCGCATACCTAGCCGAAGATAAAGATGCTATGAAACAGTGGAGCCGGGATGTTGTTGCTCTCAGCGATGCTCGGTACACCGAAGATGTGGCCAACTTGGAGAAGAAAACAGAACGCATGCGTCAGGCGAACCTTCAAGAAGTCGAAATGGTCAAGGCTTCGCTTGATTTTTACACTAAGGAAGCTAAGAAAACTTATCTGACCGCAGAGCAAAAAGCTGAAGCGGATAAGCAAGGTTATGACCTGACGAAGCAATACAACGAACTGCGTTATACCAACTCCACGAACTGGATAGACAAAGAAGCCAACAAAATGGAGATGGGTGGAAAGAAGAAAGTTGAAATTATCAATATGGAATTACAGGCATATGAACGAATGGCAAAAGATAAAAATCGATCTGCTGAAGAAAATTTAAAACTGGAACAAAACATTTACGAACAGAAGAAAGCCTTAATTGAACAGCAGTTTTCGGACAGTCAGAAAGATATTAGTCACCGAAAGGCCATTGGTGAACTTACTGCGGCTCAGGAATTGCAGGAGTGGCAAAAGATACAGGCAATGTACCGAGTAGGTACTGAGCAGCGTATGGAAGCCGATGAACAGGTATACGCATTACGGCAGAAGTTGATTGAAGATGAAACAAAGTCGGTCGAAACACTAGCATCTTCTTACAAATCCAAAATTGAAGCCACACGTGACGCAGCAGTGAAAGCAATAGAAGCGGAGCGCGATGCATATCTTGCGGGAAAGGACGCTGAGATTCAAGCGATTGATGATCTGCTAAGTAAGCAACAGGAACTTAATGAGGATCAAGATTATGAGAGTGCCTTAGCAGAGAAACAAGCGCGGTTAGCACTGCTGGCTTCGGCGGTTGGCCCGGACGGGATTGCCGAACGAGTGCAGGTCCAGAAGGACATTGAAAAACTGCAATTGGATCATGAACGGGAGTTAGCGAAACGAAGCCTTGAAGAACAGAAGCAAGCCCTCCAGGACGAGAAGGACGCAAAGAAGACAGCCTATGATAAGGATATCGAAACGGCTAAATCTCACTATGAGGATCTGATATCGGCTTTCGAAAGCTTTTCATCTGACACAGCAAACCGTGCTGAGGTTCTGAAGAACATCCAAGTGCTGAAGGAGTCCGAGAAGAACGCGGAGATCCTGAGTCAGTTAGATCAGTTCATTTCAGACTATCAATCCAAGATGAGTGCAATTACCACGCTGTCGCCTACTGTGAGCGGATCTGTGACACTGGCGGCATCAACAGGTGTAAGTCAGAAGGACGCAGACTTAATTGAATACAACTCAAATAAGGATGCCTGGGACGCAGCCAAAGCAGCAAAGAATACAGCCGAAATGGAAAGATTGGCTGCACGTAATGAGGAGTTACGGCAGAAATACGGCGTAATTAAAGACACTGGAAAACTTCAGACATTTCATGATGGTGGCGTAGTCCGAGGAGCGCGGCGCGGTGAAGAAACAACAGTCAATGCAAGAGTCGGAGAGATGTACATCAATGACCGGCAGCAGGACAACCTTTTTAGAATGCTTAACTTTAAAATGCCTTCAATTGATTTCTCTATGCCAAGTTTTTCTATGCCAGCAGCGTCAGGAGGTTCAAATCCGCAGCAGGTAAGCAGCACCAGCGTAACATTCTCAGGAGATACTTATATTACAGACGACGCCGTAGCAAAGGTTTATTGGACTGAAAGGGATAATTTCGTGCGGAGGTCGCAATCCAGATCGGGGGCGAAATAATTGATTACAGCAACAGCAGATGGTGTAACGTTTGAAAGTATCGGACTGGGGCTGAAATCTCACAATATCCCTGTTCTGCCCCCGACAAAGGATAACACAGTAGAACTGGCTGATCGTGACGGTGCCTTAGATTTTGGCAGTACCTACGGACCCAGACCATTCAACCTTGAGTGCATTATAATGGCTGACGATCCGACATTGGATTATCAAAGGAGAGTCGCTCTTGTAGCGGCTCTTTTTAACATTCAAAAAGGCGATATTGTATTTACCTTTGAGGATCATCCGGGAAAGAGATTCATAGGTAGGTACGCAGGCACTATGGATATCACAAAGCTGATATTTGATGGAGAGGTTACAATACCCATCAAAATGAACAATCCATATCCTGAGTCGATCCAGGATACAACCGTCCGAGAATATGGGCAAGGGTTGGAATATGGACAGGGATACTTGTATAGCGATTATGCAAATTGGATATCTGCAAATGGACAGAGCATTGTTATTCGTAATGAAGGCAGTGCCAAAGCTTTCCCTATCATACGAATTAGCGGATCTTTCTCCGATTTGCATCTCTCAGATGGAACTTCGACACTCATACTATATGGCACGAGTAGCGCTTCGGATGTGTGGGAGATTAACTGCGATATGGATGAATGCACCGTTCTCCTCAACGGACAGAACGCTTTTTCAAGAAGCAATGCTGTTTTCTTTAGACTCCAACCCGGGAATACAACATTCACAGTGTCAGGTGGATCATTGGCGGTTAACCTCGCATTTATATTCAGGTACAAATATCTCTATTGAGAGGAGGAATCGTTTTGGCATTTAATCGAAGAACAATCAACAAAGAACTCGACATAGCAAACCTTAATAAGCACAACGACAATTACGCGGATATCGAATCAACATTAGATGCGCATGATATTGCCATTGCAACATCAGCCAGCCATATAGCAGACGGTAACATCCATACTACCGCAGCCGAGAAGACCAAGCTTGCGGGGATCACGGCCGGAGCTGGTGGAGCGAACTCAGCTACGGATTCTGTGATTGGGAGCCGGACGGCAACGGACAGTGTGACACCCAGCCTGACAGGGACAATAACAGCGCTGTTCTCCAGTTTGTTCACCTTGATCAAAGGGATTACGGGCAAGTCCAGCGCTCTTACGGCTCCGGCTACTACGCTTGAGGCGGCCAAGGCTCATATGGATACTGCCAATATCCACACCACGGCAGCCGAAAAGACCAAGCTGGCTGGTATTGCTACCGGGGCAGAGGTTAACCAAAACGCTTTTGCTCAGGTCAATAACATCCCGGCGGCTGCGGAATCGGACGCGCTGACCGTGACGGGCGGCACGGGGATTACCATTACAAATAACCCAACCACCAAGACTCTGACGGTTACAGCAACCGGCACGGCCACCCCAGGGGCGCACGCCTCGTCCCATCTACCGGGCGGCAGTGATCCGATTGCTATTGCAACACCTTCGGCGGCAGGGCTGATGGCTGCTGCGGATAAAGTGGATCTGACAAATGTTAAGACGAAAGTGACGGCATTAGAGGATTTTTTGGGATACATGCCGATTGATGGCGGGGCATTCACGGGCAATCCTACGGGGCCTACTATTGACGGCGGAACTATATAAAGGGGGGATTAGTCCATGGCAGTAACGACAATTAAGATCAGACGGGGGCCAGCTTCTAACCTGGCCGGGCTAAGTTTACAAGAGGGCGAACCGGGGTTTGTAGTAGACACGGGTAAGCTCCTCATCGGGGATGGCCAGGGCAATAATGTCGTAATCAATCCGGACCAGGCGAACGCGACCACGGCAGATAAGCTCAAGACGGGGCGTACTATTGCAATCACAGGGGATGGTACAGGCAGCAGTGCTGCTTTTGATGGATCAGCCAATGCTTCTATTGCATTAGTACTTGCAAATACCGGCACAGCCACAGGTACTTTTACAAAATTCACGGTAGATGCAAAAGGCCGGATTACTTCTGCTGTGCTTCTCACTGCAGCTGATATTCCGACTTTGACTTTGGCCAAAATCAGTGATGCTGGGACAGCGGCAAGCAAAAATACCGGGACTGCCGCAGGTAATGTGCCTGTGCTGGACAGCGGCGGTAAGCTGGATACTGCTGTACTCCCTGCGTTGGCTATCTCGGATACCTTTGTTGTAGCTACTCAGGCGGCAATGCTGGCCTTGACGGCGGAAGTCGGGGATATCGCAGTCCGGACGGATCTCAATAAGACCTTTATCCTCCGGTTAGCAGGTGCGTCTACCCTAGGAAACTGGCAGGAAATCCTATCACCTACGGCAGCAGTATCCAGTGTAGCTGGTAAGACTGGAGCCGTGACGGTAACGGCGTCTGATGTAGGGCTGGGTAACGTGACTAATGAGAGTAAGGCTACAATGTTCGCGAGTCCAACGTTTACCGGTGCTCCTTCAGGACCGACAGCACTGGCAGGGACTAATACTACTCAATTTGCAACAACGGCATTTGTGGAGGCTGTCCGTGCCATCTTGGCTGCGGCTGATGCTCTTAAGGCTCCGTTAGCATCCCCTGCTTTCACAGGCAATCCAACAGTACCCACACAGGCTATCTCTGACAACAGCACAAAGGCTGCAAGTACCGCCTTTGTGCAATCTCAGGGATACCTTAAGGCAACCGACACCATTGACGGCGGTACATTTTAAGGAGGAGAGCGCACTATGGCAAATAAGATACAGTTAAGACGTGGCACTAAGGCACAGCTGGCAACGCTGGGTGCCTTATCAGCAGGGGAGCCGGGTTATACCACGGATAGCAAGGAGCTATTTATAGGTAATGGGGCCGGAGCCAATACACCTGTGGTTACAGCGACCTCTGCAGATATTACTTACTATGTCCGTACAGATGGTAATGATGGGAATACAGGGCTGGCTAATACAGCAGGTGGGGCGTTCAAGACTATAACAAAAGCTGTTTCTATGTTACCTCAGGTTATTAATCATTCATTGACATTGAATATTGCTGCTGGAGCTTACTCGGAAAGTGTGGTAATCACTGGTTTCACAGGTAATGGCCGACTGGATATTGTTGGCGACACTGTTGTAAGTGCAACCCGTACGGTAACGTCAATTGTCGTTACTAATAACACTGCTCCAATTTATATCAAAGGCATTCGAGCGCTTAACACGGCAGGTGCTGGATTTTACGGGGCAAGCAATACTAATTTTGGACTTGAGGTTTGCAGCATTATTGCATCTGCTCCTACACAGCCTGGATTTGATTTTGGCGGAGGAGGGATGGTTAGTTTAAACGGATGTTTGGCAAGCAATCGGAATGCCGCGCTGAATGTAAATGGTGCTGTTATGGTGGTATCGTATACTTGGCAAGCGGGATCAGGAAACTCCTACGGCGTATCCGTCTACTTTGGTAAGGTTGGTAAAGCGGGTACGCAACCAGCAGGGACCACAGCCGAATATGTAGCGGCAGGCGGAGAAATTAGTGATTCTGGTGTTCTTAACCCATGGGGAGATAATACGACCTCCAGCAGACCCGGTGTAAGTGCCACCTCTAACACCTCACAAGCATTAAGCGCAAATGTAGCAACAAAAGTGTTATTTGATGTAGAAAAAAACGATAACACTAATAACTTTACGAATAGCACATTTACAGCTCCAACATCAGGTGATTATCTAATCAATGCGTTTGTATCGATTTTGAGCCTTCAGGCTGGATCATCTGCGGATTTATATATTTATGTCAATGGTGCTATATATCGGCGAATTGGACTATATGTTAACCCGGGAGCTAATGGAGCTAATCATGGTATTGGTGGTTCTGCTGCGGTAAAACTTGTTGCTGGTGATACTGTAGAAGTTTACGCGAAGGCTGGAAACAACGCTAATATTGCCGTTGGAACTGATCGAGGATTTGAATGTGAGAGAATAGCCTAAGGATAAAGGAGGTAATCAAGTTGAATATAGCACAAGCAATCATGTACCTGCATCCGGGCGCTGACCCGATGCGGGATTTTGTTGTGCAAGACAACGGTCCTGAGCCAGTCTTGCGCCCCGGTGCCGAAGACAAAGGTCGTGTCCGGTACGAGATCAAGCTGCCGGACGAGGGCGAGGAGCCGGTTGAGGGCGTACACTATCGTTATGGCATCGACTATAACCTGCTGACAGAGGGCGAGGATTACGACCTTGTAGAGCGTGGGCCGTATATCGCAGTGTGGAAGCTGGACGAGCCGCAGCCCACGGAAGCAGAGCTACAAGCAGCATGGGAAGCATACCAGGAAGCCGAAGCTAACACTCCGCCGAAGCTGACGGAGATCGAGCAGGTCCGCGAGGAACTGGCACAAACTCAAATGGCCCTAACAGATACCTTTGAGCAATTGCTATCCGCCCAGGATGAAGCGACCAGCGCGCAGCTTGCCCTTGTTGATCTGTACGAGCTGGTACTGCCTCTGATTGGGGGTGACGTATAATGCCGCAAGTATATGCAAGCCTGATCCGCAAAGGATTGAAGACGATTGAACAAGTGCCTACTGTGATCCGTGATGAGGTACAGGCGCTCCTGGCTGACAATGCGTAGCTGGTTGGCCCGGCTGCTGGTCTCCGGTGGCCTACGCCTTATGAGGGGAGGTGATACCATGTCTGTTATCTATGCGCTGCTGATTATTAAGGGGCTGAAGAACTTTGCCCAAGTGCCGGTTAAACTGCAGCCGGAAGTAAAGTCATACCTGGCCGCATCTGATCTGGATGAGAGCGGCAATCCATTGCCTATAGAATAGATACTGCTGGCGCCCATAGAGGCGTTTTTATTTTGCCCTCGGAGCTGCTTCGGGGGCTATTTTTTGTTAAGGAAAATTTTCCTTGGCTAATAAGGAGGTTAGAAGTTGGATTTCTTAGAATCTTACGATAAGAATATGGTAGCAATCGGTGCTTTGGTTAAGTCCTATGATGTTACCAGAAAACGCCGCATTAACTCAGATTATGAATTGTCTTTTTTGGTACCCATGAATTCAAGGGACTATCTTGAAAAGATACAAATCAAAGGTCACATTAAAGATGAGCGCGGCCAGTTCTATGTAATTAACAGCCGATCCCGGGTCCGGGAGGATCGAAAGTTGACGGCATCTATCATGTGCACCCACGTAATGTTCAAGCTTACCGATTTCAAGTTTCCATACTCCTCGTACATTGCCGAAGCATATGGAGTGCATATTTCACAACTTACAAATCTAATCTCTGCTGCAACCGGTGGACGGTTTACGTTTTCGATTGATGATACGTTTGATCTTTCTGATGTTAAGGATTTCGGACAAGGAAATTGTCTTCAGGCGCTAAATAAGGTCATTGAAATGTACGGATGCGAGATAGAGGCGGATAACTTTGTCATTCACCTCAAAAAGCAAATCGGTAAAGATGAAGGCATGCAGTACCGAATACAGAAAAACATTGTCTCAGATCAATTTAAAGATGATGCTTCATCGCTTGTGACACGCCTGTTTTGCCAAATGAAGGACGGTAGAACGTGGATAGGTCAACCTGCATCGATCCTCACCAACGAAGAGAGAACACTGCTGGGGGATGTACCAGGGGCAATTGTTAACGGCATTCTGCAAGTCAATTATCTCATCTCTCCATATGCCGCGAGCTGGGGGAGTAATTCGGTTCCGTACTTTGATGGGGAAATAATTGAACAGGATATTGAATCAGTAGCCGATCTCTTAGAGGCCGGGAGAAAGACACTGAGAGAGAAGGAAATCCCAAGCTTTGAAGTTACAGCGGACAGCACAGACCTGTACAAGATTAGAAGCAATGCGGTAAAACCAAACCTCGGGGATACCGCCTATTGCTATGATCCAGATATCGGGCTGAACAATCTTAAATCACGGATCATGGAGTTAACGGAATACCCGTACACCAAGGAGAAACATGCACAAGCGGTGCTATCTAACGTTGAAATTAAAGATATGGATGATATTATTGCAGATCTGGATAAGAGCAAGAAACTCGTTGACAATCTCTATTCAAATGGACGTATCCGAACAGAATTGTTTGAAGCGGTGGCAAAGCAAGTCATTACAGATATCAATAATTCAAAAACGGAACTGATTTACCCGGAAGACGGCGGAATCCTTGCGCGTGAAAAAACAAACCACGATCGGCAAGTTCGTCTAACCTCAGTAGGATTAGGTATATCCACTGATGGGTGGCAGACCATCCGTTCAGCAGTGACGGCAGCAGGTGTGCTGGCAGAAACGGTTGTAGGCCAGTTTGGTAGCTTCGTATCCATGCTGATTGGCAGCGGAAATGCAGTTACCCAAATTAATACAAACGGGATAGCAGCTGGACATGCTAACTTCAATGAAGCACCCTTTCGAGTAGATATGAACGGGAATTTGGTCGCGAACAAATTAACGGCCAATTCAGCTTCCATCGCAAACTCAAACTTTTCAGGCGGGGCTATTGTAGGATCATCGATAAATGTGGGTAATGGCAAATTCACAGTGAACTCACAGGGGGACCTTTATACAAACGGAGGAATTTTGGTAGGGGGCTCAATTATCGGTTCAACTATAAATGTAGGCGGCGGTAGATTTACAGTAAGTTCATCCGGTGATGTTTACGCTGAAGGTGGAGTATTTGCTGGAGGAACAATAACAGGTGCGAAGTATCAAACCTCCAGTAATTTGTGGCCGAGAGTTGTTATTGATCCTTCTACCGTTGCGTTTGGGATTTATGCAGATGCTAATAATGGGATACTAATTCCTGCTTATGATGGGGGAGTAAGTAAGATCCGTTTTCTGGCAAACGGGAATGAGTCCACAATATACAACTCTCCCGGTGTTGGTCTTGCGTTAAGTGCTTATGGTAATTTGACATTAGGCGGGGATAATGTAGTTTTAGCTCCAGTTGGGAATGTGCGGATACCTTCTTGGACTAATCTGAGGAACATTTCAGGGACATCACTTCAGAGTGAACTTGACTACATTAGTAGCGCAATTGCAGCTTTGTGGAGTGCGCTGAACAATAAATCGAATGTCGGTCATACTCACAGCGTTGCTCTGGGAACGCACAATCACGGCATACCTGGCGCAGTTAATTGGGGCGGCACGTTCACCACTTCTTCTTAAGTTGAAACTTTTTCAGGTTTATGACGATAATAGAGGTAACAAATTCCAAAAAGGAGCTGTTACCTTGAAAAAGTTTATATCTGGTTTTGTCGTAGGCGCGTTGTTGTTTGGTGGAGTCTCAGCCTTTGCTGCTTCAGGGTTAATTGGACAGAAGGTGCAGGGTCTCTACAGTATCGAAAAGGCAGGGGTCAAGGTTGCTGATGCAGTTATTATAGACGGTTCAGCCTATGCACCTGTACGGGCTGTGGCAGCCGCTACAGGTACGGGGCTGACTGTAGAAGGGAAGAAGATCATTATGCAGGATGTGTCAACAGCCCAAGCGCCAGCTGCAACACCAGCACAGGGGAGCACAAAGACACTCGCGGAATTTCAGATTGAGCGTAACAAAGTTTCTGCTGAAATTGATCAACGGCAAACTAATATTATAGATTTAGAGAGTAGTCTCATTCCGACTTTTGAGGCTCAAGCGAAAGAACTAAGTGGAAATGGGAAACTGGGAGAAATGGCTCAGAAGACAGCCGATGAGTATAAAGCAGTAGTCGTTAAGCAAAAAGCAGAGATTGTTACGCTCCAACAACAACTTACTGATATAGATGCTCGAATCGCAGCTCTGCAAAAATAACATACCCTTTGGAGAATATTATATGAACAAAATATTAATTATCATCTTTTCAAGTACTCTCCTATTCGGAGGAGTCCATAGTATCTCTTTAGATAGCCTATCTTCATCAACGACTGTATCAGATTCAGATAAGGCTGGATTGAGTGATCGCTTAGTAATGTTAAGGATTGAGCGTGATGAATTGGAGTCTCAGATTTTAACAACAGAATCCTTCATAGACAGCTACAAGAAAAATCAGGTGGATAAATGGGGAAATGAAATAGAGAAAAACCCAGACTCTCCCATGATTCCGAAATGGGAAGAAGCATTTAATGACACTAGTGAATATTTGGAACAGCTTAAAGCTGATCTTGTCACGCTTCAACGACAACTCACTAATGTAGATGCACAAATAACAGCACTAAGCAATAAACCGTAGTACGAGGAAAAAGTAATATAAGCCACGAGTGATAAGCATTAACATATCATTCGTGGCTTTTTTTATTTTGTCCTAATTACCGTACTAATAACGGATAGTAGGAGTCGTTAATCAAAAGTATCCTATAACTAAGAAGGTCTCTCCTGTGGAGGGGCTTAGTTTGTTCATAGGAGGAATTAAGAATGGATGAGCAACGGATCAGGGAGATTGTGAGGGAGGAACTGGCTAGTTTTGCGGAACTTCAGAAAAAGATTGAAGAGCTGGAGAAAGATCTGATCTTGTCAAAGCAACAGATGCTCCAAACCCTTCAATTGATTAACGAAAATTTCTCTGAACAATTATCAAAATTAATGGACGATCAAAGAGATTCGCTTCTCAATATAGCACTGAACGAAATTAGTCGGCAGTTTGGTAGCAAGAATTAATAAACATGTCACCGTATACCGTAAATGCCCAATTTCCTTTTTTGAAATCTATGGATCTACCAGATATCCAAGGGAACCTTTCGGTGTTGCTATAAAGATTAATGCATTCTTCTAGAATTGGATGATTATCCAAAACTGAATAATAATCTGCTCCTTCAAATTTTTTATCGTAGTCTCCATTTATAAGTGATAATCTCCTAATATTTTGAATGGCAGAACGGTAATGGTAACTATTTTCTAAATTCATTTCTGGAAATGGCATGATATCATCCAACAGTAAACTATAAGATCTTGATATCCTTGTTTGGTCCGAATCTTCATATGCAACAATTGAGGCAATCGGTAAATTACGTTCTTGGGTTAATGTACTTAAAATTTTCGCATCAAAAGGAGAAAGCTGCTTTATCACTTCAACAAATGAAGGATGTGTAAGATCTTGCTTTTCGCTATCCATGGACGATGCAATCAATTGTGCGAAAAGATTACGTATTTCGTCATGTTCTATGTGATACTTAGCAGCCTCTAATGTAGGGCCAACTATATTTAATGGGGGCTCTACAAGTCTATCCGAGGGTATTTCTGCTACCTTAGATTCTATTTCTTCCTTAAACTTGTTAATTCTTGGCTCCAAAGAATTTCTTGCTGCATGAATGGGAGAAAAGACTAACCAGAATAGATTCCCGAGTCCTTCCCCAAGTTCAGTAGTTGGTTTCGATAAAACATTCTTGGATAATTCATTTACAGGGATTCCGAGAGCGCCCACTACTTCGGAAATTTTTTTAACATCCATAAACAAACCTCTCTTCTTTAGAAAATAGGCTAACATCCTACCTTTCGACAGAATGGGCGGTTTTTCCTGTGGAACACCAGTTCTAATAAACAGAGAAGTCAACTTCTGAATTCCCGTAGTACTACAGCATCCGCAATCAACTAAACTATAGATATAAGAAAGCCTCTCCAATTCATTGGAGGGGCTTTTACTCTTGTCTGAAAGGAGGAAACATATTGGTAGTTGTAAAGAAAGTGGAATTATCGATCGATCTCACCAGACCAGCAGAAGAGCTTGTTGATTCAATTATATCGGTTCTGAGCTTTTTCCCAGGTAGACAACAAGAAATCCTACAGCAGGTTGATCATACAGTCGGAGAAATGCTGGCAGCGATGCAGCCAAAAGAAGATTTGGAACCAGCAGAAAAGACAGAAGATTCACCATAGAGAGAAAGGAGCGGGGGAATGGATAGCAATGACGTATCTAATTTAGAGAAGCTGCTGCCACTGGCGGATAAGTATGGTCTGGCCTACATTGTTGCGCTGATTTTGCTGATCATCGTGGTAACCCTGGTCAGATCGATTGTAAAAGGCAACTTGGTTCCGCGTGAACTGCTGGATCGCGCTGAAGAAGATCGGGACCGGCTGCAGGCAATCTTGGACAAAGAGCGTGCGGATTTCATGGCTCCAACGCTGGAAGTGCTGCAACGCCTTAAGATTGATCACGCTACCACAAACGGTAGCGATGAGGATAGGGGAGGATAACGTGCTGTGTAATTGGATCAAACGGCTATCACCCCGGAACCGCGAAAAAGAGAGAGAGCTACACCAAGCGTCCGGCCGGGTGACTGTCTCTATTCGACGCTATAAAGATGCGTCAAAAGAGATTCAGGAGGAAATTGCGAATAACGGGTTTGCCGAATTTTTAATTTATGATCGGGGTGTTAATCATGGGGGGCATTGATATCTTGCTGCTGATTGCTTATTCTATATCGTTCATCTGTGCGCTGCTGCTTATGGCCGCGCTTTTTTTATACTTCCGGAAGAGATTCCGCGCCCGGGTGGTGAGTCTGTTCATGCTGGCCGCATTCTTCTTTCTGGGGGCTTATACGGTCAAGATGGCCGTAGCCTTCTGGATTCGATTCAGCAGTGTATCCGGCGACTCCGCTGTCTATGCTGCGCTGAAGTCGCAAGGCTGGGCTATTGCTCAGACCGGTACCACGCTGGGCTTGCTGATCCTGACCGTACTCATGTATACCCGGCGGCAGGATCTGTTTATGATCTTCCCGGCCGTACGGGAGAAAGAGGAAGAATCATGATTCTTCACCCTATAGAGTGGAGCGCTGGGGAGAAAGCCTGGCGCTTCTTTTGTCCGGGTTGCAAACAGTTCCATCCCATTGTTGAAGGTCAGTGGCAGTTTAACGGTGACATGGAGCGCCCGACATTCTCACCGTCATTACTTGTTGGAGCTGGCACAAATGAAGTGTGTCATAGCTTTATTGTCGATGGGAAAATTCAGTATCTCTCGGACTGCTTTCACGAACTGGCCGGGTCCACAGTTGATATGCCGCATTCAGAGCGGAAGGGGATGAAATAATGCTTACATTGGATCAAGTAAAGCTTAAATCCATGTCCAAGATTGAGAAGTTGCATCCGGTCCTTGTGGCGGCCACAATCGCGCTAATTGAGCGTTGCTATGCCCGGGGAGTCAATATAGTCATTACCCAGGGGCTGCGGACCATCGCGGAGCAGGATGCACTCTACGCGCAGGGTCGCACGAAGCCCGGGCAGATCGTAACCAACGCCAAAGGCGGCACCAGTTACCATAACTACGGGGTGGCTATTGATTTCGCGCTGCTGCTTAATGATGGCCGTGTCGTCTCCTGGGATACAAAGCTAGATGTCGATAAAGACGGCGTGTCGGATTGGATGGAAGTAGTAGACGAGGCTAACAAGCTGGGCTTTGAATGGGGCGGGGATTGGACCAGTTTTAAGGATCTCCCACACCTGCAGATGACATTTGGCTTGAGCACGGCACAGATGCGGGCAGGCCAACAGCCAGCGGCAGCAAAGGTAGCAGCGGCTTATGCCGTCATTGATAAATTACAAGGGGAGGTTGAAGGGGATATGAACAAGATTACTGAGCTGGAGGGTATTGTCACAAAGCAAGATGAACGCATATCCGCCCTGGAGAAGCGTCTGAACATCTCTGGCAAGGAAACATACGCCAAGGACTACGAGAAGGCCATACAGGCAGCTAAGGACGCAGGCATCATCACTACTTCGGCAGACAAGTCAAAGCTTGAACTAAATGTAATCACAATGCTGGTGAATGTAGGGCTGGCGAATAAGGCTCTGATTTCATTTTTCAAAAACTTTAAATCCGAGGTGAAGTAATCATGAAAAGCAAATGGCGCAACTATGGTATGTGGGTATCCTTGACGGCAGCCTTGTTGCTGGGTGTGCAGACAGTGGGGGCAATCTTCGGTGTGGAGTTTACTCCAGACAAATACGATCAAGTTACCGTGGCGGTGAATGCGATCCTTGGCGTGCTGGTTGTTCTGGGGATTGTGAGCAATCCAGAAGTGGGTAAAGGGTATGTGGATAAGGAATAAATATATTTGCCCACCGACTTCGGTTGGTGGGCTGTTACGCTTAGAATAAATGTATTTATTAAAAAGAAGGGAATTGATATAATATGGTGAATTATAGGAATATTTGAAAATGAATTTTTTAGGAGGCTTAATGTGGAAGCACAGCCATTCATTTTATTTGTGCCAGGTATAAAAGGTAGTGAACTGTTTGAGGGGGATAACAAAAGATGGTTTCCAAAAAACCTAGATGATTTTAATGCATTGAATTTCAATAATACCCTAGAAGCAAAGGGGCTCTTGAGTATTGTAAATGCATTCGGATTTTATAAAGCAGAGATCTATAAAGGCATGCTTGATCATTATTCCCCTGAGAATTTTGCATTTTTTGCGTATGATTGGAGACAATCGCTTATCGATATAGTTGACCAATTAACAAGAAAAATTGTAAACGAGAGCCAAGATCACGAATCGATTGTGCTGGTTGCTCATAGCATGGGCGGAATACTATCAAAAATGGCAATCCATCAACTAGATTCTCTAGGATTACATAACAAGGTGTCAAAATTTATAAGCGTAGGTACTCCTTGGCATGGATCTCCCGACGCTTACAAAAGTTTAGTTTTTGGTGAGCCAGGTTTATTCAGCAAGTTTTCGCAAGTTTTACAGATGTTTGATGATGAAAAAACTCGTTTATTAGCTGCTCAATTACCCTCTGTCTATCAACTGCTTCCAAGTAAACATTATTATAATAATTTGGAACAAGGAAAATTTTTGATAGGTGAAGATAAAGATGTGACGTATGAAGAAATGCTTTTAAAGGCGCAGTCGCTATTTAACAAACAATATTTTGACACATACGGAATCAGTGCTTCAGTTCCAAATATATGGAATGATATTATGAAACCTGTTCAAGATATTATTCAATTACCAATGCCTGATTATATAGATCATGATTGCTTAGTTGGGTGCGAGGTCCCAACAATATACAAAATCCCATTTACAACTGACAAAAAAAGGTTACCCTTTAAGAAAGATTGTGTATTTGATAATGGAGATGGCGTAGTTCCGTTAATGAGTGGAATTCCACTTCATCAAGCAAATATTTACTATTGCAAAGGCGAACATAAAAATTTAACTAATTTGGAATATGTGTTAAATTTTATTGATTGGTCAGCTAATGGTAAGAACAGTGAACTGCCACAAGATATTAGTCCCGAACCTTTATCTAATGTGTTTAATCGGAAAGTTTTAGCAAAAGTTCTTTGTCCAGTGGATTCAACAGTTATGGATTCGCAGCATAAGTATATAGCAGGAGTATTTGATACGAGCTTAGAAGATATAAGTCATTTAGCTAATGACGATTCCATTATGTATTTTAATGTTGGTGAGGCAAAATACATTTTCTTTAATGAAGAGGTAGATGAAGATATTATTATAAAAATAAATTCATATGATACAGGTGTGGCTGATGTCTCAGTTAAATATTTTGATGGCGATGAGGTCACGGAACAAAGTTTTGATCCTATTCCGGTGTCTGATGAGGTTGCGGCAATTGTACGGATACCATTATCACGTGAAAATAAAGATGCAGACTTAATTGTTAATGAGGTGAAATATGAATATAAAAAGCGGAGTTACACTAAGCAAATAAATACTGCTGAAGGTGAGGCAGTTCCTAAATTAACAATAAAGGTTCAAGGGGATGAACGTATTAAGTACAGACCCCTTTTTTCTGGTTCAATTGTAATGAAAATAACTGCAGATAATAATGACCTTGTCGAAAATATATATTATTCAGTAGATGATGGGGTTCCGAAAAAATATATTCAAGCTGAAGAACTTGTACTTGATTCTGGAATTCATAAAATTAAGGCTTTTGGGAAAGATATTTACAATCGCTCACTGTTAGCAAAGGACTATAATTTCACTATTGATAATAATAACCCAAAGACAAAAATAAATATCAACATTAATCCAGAAGGCATCATTGTTGTTTTTGACAGTATTTCACTGGGCGGTGCTTCAAAAACTTTTTACCGATTAGGTGATCAAGATTTTCAGGAGGTACCTCAAGGTGAAGAGTTAACTGTTCCAACAACTGAATTATTGAATGACATCAATTCATTCGTTAAATTGGATTACTATTCCGAAAATGAATTCGGAAAAACAGAGGACATCAAGAGTCTTAAATTAAGTTTGGGGAATATACCGATATTAATGTGGGAAGAAACAACATCAGCGATAACGCCAGATCTGATTTGGGGTAATATATTTAAACATGACTCTATAGGACTTGAAGAATTTAATATTAGTTTTATTGATGTAAAAGGCTCCAAAGTCACTACGGGCACAGTCGTTCCAGACAATGTTAAAGGCGTGTCTTTTAAGTCGGAACTTATTGAGATAGAAGCTCGTTACGCAGAAAAATATTCTCTCTATTTTGAGGGGGCACCAACAGAAGTATTAGAAGTTGGGCAGACATGCAACTTTTCATTTCAACTTCTTACTGAAAGAAGTAAAGAAATGATTACGAATACTTCACCTGTAGTTAGATTGAAAGCTTTCAGGAATAGGATTCCTGACATACTTGTTAGGGATTTAATTGAAAAAGACGGTATTTTTTATGGACAATTTGTTGTTGATGAAATCTTTAAACAACATAAATTCAAATTAGTAATTACTGATGTCAAAAACACTAATCCAGCATTACGTGAAATACCGCTTATAATGAAGGAAGATGAAGAATAGCTGAGAAGGAGGTGAAGTGAAAAGATGAAAACAATAATAATAATTCAAATGGCATTATTATTATTCATTTTTACATTCACCTTTCTTCTCTACAGAGCAAAGACTTGGAAGGCATCAACAATTATTAATAAAGGTGAGGCAATTTCGATCACTTTCCAGTTAGCACTTGTTGTTTGGGCTTTCTTGTCTCTTGTAACAGGGATTTTTTATTTCTTCCTAACTACAAAACCTGAATTATCAGGTTTTGTTTTATCTGTAATTTTAATACCGCTAATAATTTTATTTTATTTCGGTATTAAAGTTCTTGTTAATTCCAATAATACAAAAAAATCTATTTACGAAATTAACACTAAAAGTAAAGAGGTTATTTTATGGTCGAAATCATTCCCGTTTTTGTCAAAAGATCAAATTGAGTTGAACGTTTATTTATCAAAGGGAAAAGCAGTCGGGAGAGTAACCGTTCATGGGGTAAATGAACACGAAGCTAATCTTATTAAAATGAAAAAATCCGGCTTACCTCCTGAGATTTATTTAAATGTTATTATGGAAAACGATGAGAATAGCAATTTAAATAAACACTAATTAATAAAATATTACTTCGCATCCCCTGCAATTGACGGCAGGGGTTCTTTGTGTTTAGGAAAATTTTCTTTATCGCCACATAAACTAGAAATTTACGTGATTATATCCATAGCTTGTTTGCAGTAGCGGAATGTGATAATGTAATTTTGTAATGAGCTTACACTCCAAAAGCTCCTTGGTTAACGTATTAATACGTTGAAAAGGAGGTGAGTCATACCATGAAAATAGATCCGCGTTTTGTGTTGATTTGGATCTTGTTTGTGCTGTTAGTAATAATGTCATTTCTGATCGTTATGCTTAAATACTAAACTAATGATGCTTTTGGACCGGTATCTTTCCCTTTGGGGGAGGATATCCCGGTCAAAAGAATAAATATATATAGAAATTACGAAAAACCTCTGCTCGAAATAATTCGATGCAGAGGTTTTTTTGTTTAGGCTTGTAAAAAGGGAATGGTAGCGCGTCATAATGTGTCCAGGAAAATTTTCCTTATAGACACATACATAAAGCCCAGGATTTGATATCCTATGTAAGTTACACGAGACGGAGGAACCGGCAGTGTAATGCTCCGCGTACCATTATTTGTTCTGTAAATCTTTATTTCTTTTACGGTACCATGGTAAAATTTAGGTGAAATATTGGGGGATAAACATGAAAAAGAGTTTGTTGACTTTATTGTTTTTGGCTTTTCTCACTGCCTGCGGATCTTCAAAGAGTGGGATTAATGAAGATGATCTCGCTATTGTAAAAGTGGACAATGAAAAGGAAATTGTAAAGTATGGGATGAGCCAGGAGGAGGCTGAAAAGATACTTGGTACTGGAAAAAAAACCACCACATTTAGTACATATAGTTCAGGAATTTCAATCATGTACAGAGACGGTGCAGTAGTATGTATTTTTATTGACGAGGAATCCAAGGGGAAATATAAAACAATCCAAGGAGCAGAAGTAGGGATGTCAAAGAAAGAATTAATTGACTTGTACGGAGAAACTGGAGCATTCAGTTTATCAGAAATACAATTAGACTATGTTTATGATTCCACAAATAAAAAATACCTAACAATAGATGAACAGAGTTCAAATAATGATCTAAAAAGTTATCAAGTATCAGTAAGGTTTAAAATGGATGGTGGCGCTCGGTTAATTAGTTTGCTAGATCGTCAGTCCGCCATGCTTGGAAGATAATAAATGTTAAATTATAGTTCAAAATAACCGTCCCGACCATAACTGTGGGGACGGTTCATTCATTCGTTTCACCCTCAATCCGTAGCCTAATTACTCGTGAAATACTCTCCACATCAATGTATGGCACCCAAACTGGCCCCTCAATCGTATTGATCTTAACTCGCTCTGGATCAGCAGATACCTCTGCAATACCCTTTATCTTGTCCCCATTTAATAGCCATACAACAATCATTTCTCGTCTTACAGCTGCGATCTTCAAGCTTTGCTTAAGTTTTTTGTCCATGATCATACCTCGGGTCTTTTCTGATTATTATACACCTCGTCTGATATCGAAAGCAGAATTTTCCTTACCAGTGGTACGGAGTTCATGTCCTATTCTTCAATCCACATATTTCCTCATTAACCCTTAAGTGTATTGTAAATTCCTGTCGATAAACAGACTGTTTGTTCGCCTTTATATAGTGTAGGCTTGATGCATACATATTAAAGGAGATGGATTTTTTGAAGAAAAAACTACTTGGTTTCATAGTTCTATGTTTACTGGTCTTGAGCGTTGCACCTAATTTAACTAAGGCTGCTGAAAGTCCGATGGGATTATTGGATGGAAAGGTAATAGATACAGGTTCTAGTTATAATAATAAAAAAGGAACAACGACGGCTGTTACAGATAACAATGATTCCACAGTTTTTTCATTAGTAAGTGAGCGAAGTGACACGAGTGTAACAGATACATTGTTCTATACTTTCACAACTCCTCTTAGCATCAATTCATATAAACTTTATATTCCAAATTATACAGGTGGGACTGTATCAATTTTCTTTATTGACAATAACGGCACTACTATTGCACAAAGTATTTCCCATTCTGTGATTCCTGGTGATAATAATATCTATTCACTTTCTAGTCCTATAACCAATGTAAAAACAGTTGTAGTTTGGCAATACTCAGCACCTTCTTACAATGTTGCTGAGTTCAATTTATATAACATAGAACCTGAACCGACTGTAACACCAACTGTAGAGCCTACTTTTACACCAGAACCGACCATTGAGCCAACACCAACAGTTACTCCTGCACCTTCACCAACCGTAACTCCTTCTCCAACTCCAGAGCAGCCAACAGGCGACCGTGCAATCCTGGTTGTAACGATGAACACCGGACTTGAAAAAGAGTTTGACCTGAGTATGACGGAAGTGAATGCTTTCATTGCTTGGTACGAAAATAAGCAGTCCGGTTCAGGCACAGCCTCATACGCCATTGATAAGCATGATAATAATAAAGGGCCATTCACTAACCGGAAGGATTACGTGATATTCGATAAAATCTTAACCTTCAGCGTGGATGAATATTCTGCAGAATAGTATCTTCTCTTAGCTCACCCTGCCAGCAATGGTGGGGTGTTTTTATGCGTTCAGGATAATTTTCCTCACCCACATATACATAATGTTCCAAATGAATTATTCTATATTTATGAATAATGAAAATTATCAATATAGAGATACATACTTTTTGATTTGTCGTCCAGCAGCTTTATGGATTGGATTCTTTTTATTATTGTTGGTGTTTATTTTGTTTTACTGGATTTACAAATATCGAAAGAAGAGAAAAAGACAGCATGAATAATACATACAAAGTCCTGCGGAGTGACATTGACTTTCTAGCGGCAGCACTGGCTCAATCCAAGGTGTCTGTCTGGTACCGGGAAGATCCGGACCCTATCGGACACCTTATGGATTATGGGGGAATAGTAGAGGGATACACACCGGAATCGATTAAGATAGCCGGCGCTCGGTTTGTCCGGGAACGATTTGAATTTCGCGCATACATAAAATAACCCGCCGGGCTTATGCCTGACGGGTTTTGTTTTGGTTTACTCTGTTGTGTATTCATTTACTTCAAAGGTTAGAATCTTATCGTGTATCACGTATTCTGTTCGTTTGCTGAATGGGCCTTTGTTGTTATCATGCTTATCGATGCCATATCGGACAGATCCGTTCGCTGAATCGTACCAGTTCAAGAAAGCAGTTATCTCTTCTGATGTTAGGTCGAATTCTTTTTCTAGACCGGTGTTCATGGTTAGAACCAGAATAGCACGACCTCTTGACGGCTGTTCAGGAGATGGAGATGGAGTTGGAGACGGCGATGGAGACGGCGATGGAGTCACTATAGGCGTTGAAGTAGGAGTTGCCGAAGGAATGGTAGGCTCTCCATAAACATTTATAGTCATATAGTTATGTCCATCTCCTAAGCCGGTAACCTTCATTGATCTAACCCCAGGTATTGATAAACCAGTTTTGTTCTCCGCTGTTCCTGTTCCTGTAGGAGTATATGATTGGATTAAGTTTTTCTGATCGATATCTGAATAAAAATCATATCTTATTCTCTCAACGTAAAGTTGTCCTTTAGTATAGATTCTGGTAATAGTTGTTTCATTATCTAAATGAAGTATGAAATACGCATTATTAGAAAGGGTGTTGCCTGTACCATCAGATCCATCCGCAATTCTTGACTGCCAAGATTTAGCACTAATCGATCCGTCAGAATTATATATGGGAATATTAATAGGATTTAGTAATGTTTCCCCAGTATCCGTATCAGGGAATAAGTTGAATTCATATATTTTAACAGTCTGCCAAGAAGTTGTGTTAGATACAACCACTTTAGAGACGTTTTTCACATATACATTTTGTTTCGTCCCTGTATTTAGGGAGGCTTCGGTACTACCTATGTATGTATCGGTAGAGTCATAATAATCAATTTTAATATTTGCATAATCGGCTAATAATCTATATGAATTAACGGTAATTGGTGAAGAAAACTGATACCACAATGAATCTTTATTTGGAGCATAAGGTGATGATGTATCAAGTGTAACAAAAGTTGATTCATCGTTATCAGTGGCAAGTGATGTTGTATTTGATACAGAAGAACCATCAATTCCTTGATTCATCGTTTTTTCATTTAAGAAGCCATTAGTACTAGAAGAAGCATTGGTAACAGAGATTACACTTACTGCTGTGAAAATAAGAAAAAATACTAGCAATAATTTAATTTTTTTCATTAATTACACTCCTTATTATGTATTGTCGCTATTGAGTTTACAAAACTTAACAAGGATTGTCTAAACATATATGTCTATATCTGCAATAAAGTGAGCGAACAGTAGTATTTATTTTTTGATCCCATTAGAAAAAGAAACAACCCCGCCAGATTTGTTGCCGGGGTTGTTTCTTATCCGATATCTTCTAGTAATTCCTTAGTGTTATTCCGTACGTTGCCTACAGTTGAAGGGACCTTATAAGCCCTCATCATTGAAGCATCATATGGCTTCAGAAGCTTTAATAAGGATTCGACATCGTCATTGTCTTTCCCCAGCCAATCAGCTTCATCTTCAGGACGCAAGATCACCGGCATGCGGTCATGTATGTCCTCCATGAGACTGTTTGGGGTAGTGGTGATGATGGTGCAGGTGCTCAATTTCTTTCCTTCCGTATCTTCCCAAGTGTCATACAATCCGGCGAAGGAGAAGAGGCTGCCATCACTCATGAGGATTCGATATGGCTGCTTGCTGGTCCCGTCCTTTTTCCATTCATAAAAACCGTCAGCTGGTATAATGCAACGCTTGGATTTAAGCAGCCGTTTAAAGGCGGGCTTCTCAGCGACTGTCTCCGCGCGGGCATTGATCATCTTACTGCCGATCTTATCGTCTTTGGCCCAGAACGGCACCAGCCCCCAGCGCAGTTCCCCAAGGCGTTTTCCTTCGTCACTGGCGATCACTGCCGGGATATTATGCATAGGTGCGACATTATAGTTTGGCTTTAAAGTAGCTATTTTGGTGTCATCGATTAGGTAATGAGTAATTAACTCCTCAAGCGTGACTGTAATTGTAAAGCGTCCACACATATAATCAACCTCCAGATAAGGATGTTTCTATAATAATCAAGTTATGAACTGTTCAAACACTGGTGTTCTCAGCATGCCAGATTTGGTCCAGTTCCTCATACGAACCTTGGCCCGCAGCCGGGGCTCCAGGTGTACGAACTCCTTATCCTCCCCGGTAACGAGTTGGCCGGCCACTCCCCGGAATGCTTGCTTGTGGAGCGGGGATGCCCCAAACTCAATTATCCCAGCCGGACGCAGTTTACCGGACGTACCGGAAGGTACTGCAGCAAGCCAGCCAAATTCCTGCTTACGATAACCTGTGATATACACCTCTGCATACGTCCAGTTAATTACCTTCTGCCAGGCGTGGGAGCGGCGGCCGGTCTCATAGATGCTATTCTTGCGCTTAGCTACAACGCCCTCCATACCCCGGGCTTCTATTTGCTCAAACAGAGCCTCGCCTGTACCGTCTATATACGGCACAACGCCAAAGCTGGCAGAGGGGAGGGATAATCCTGCAAGGATCTCTTTGCGGCGCAGCAGCGGCAGCCCACGGAGGTCCTGGCCTTTGTATTGCAGGATATCAAAGATTGCGTAATAGGCTGGCAAGGTGTCCGTGAGTTTGAGAATCTTGTCTGCCCGCCGAGATTGGAAGCGGCTCATGACAGCCTCAAAATCTGATACGCCGGTTGCCGGATCTACGCAGGCGACCTCGCCGTCCAGGATTACATCATCTTCAAACGGCAGCTGCAGTTCAGGGTACTGCCGGGTGCAGTCGTTGTCATGCCGGGTGTACAACCGGACCTTTCCGGCTTGCTGGGAGTATATCAGCCGGTGGCCGTCTATCTTTGGCTCATATATAAAATCGCTGTGGCTAAACGGCCCGGGAGCCGTTTGCAGCAGCATAGGACTTTTAAACATAGTTTCACCTCTACGTTTATTATAAAGGCCATCATGGAGAAGATGGTCAGGTAAGTGCTGGAAGCATGGAACGTTTGTTCTATTTTTCCATTGCTTAAAAATCTTCGGCTCGGTTATAATACAAACAAACGTTCTTATTATACCGGAGGCGATCAGTCATGAAAATGAGTATCGGCCAAACGATTGAAATGATATACCTGGACAAAGCAGGCAAGATCACTCAGCGGAAGATTGAAGTAAATGGAATTCGTGACGGCCGTATCCGGGCTACCTGCCTCACTACCGGCGCGCCTCGGGTATTCCTGGTTGAGAATATTCTAGCGTGGAATCTTGTAAAGAGGGGCGTGGTGGCATGAAACCAATAACACAACGGCAACGCGCGGCATTGCATGCAATCATAAAACTCACGGAATCTCAGGGATATCCTCCAACCGTTCGAGAAATCATGAAAGAAATTGACCTTACATCCAGTTCAACGGTGCAAGTCTTATTAGATAAATTAGAGGAAAAAGGGTATATAAAGCGACAGGGCAATACTCCACGAGCCCTTAAGGTGCTGCGCCGTGCTTGATGATACACCTCGTAAGCTACTTCGGATCATCGCCCAATATCGATACCATTTCCGGCGGGTGCCGACAATCCGGGAGCTGGGAAAGTTAAGCGGGCGCAGGCCAGCGGATGTGATCAATGGTTTTAAGGTGTTGGCAGCAGAGCACTATATAGCATGGGACCCAGCCTAACCAATAGAGACGGCCACAATCATTGAGGGGTGGGAGCGGCACGTACCTTACGATACAGCACCGCAGGGAGGCGCACAGAGCCCCGGGCGCAGCACTAATATAGATTACTGGTTGTACCATTAAGGGGGCTTTACATAATGAGTAAATTGGACGGGAATGAGCGATGGAAAACTAAGATGGTTTTGACTGAACATGTGGATCAATACGATCAGGAGATTAAAGCGGAGGGGGCCGGTAACAAGATACTTACCGTAGAGGAGCGGACAATGGTGCGTGACCTCATATTACTGCCATATATCGAGACTATGGTCGATAAAAGCCTCCGGGAGATTGAGCTCTCTGGCAGCATACTGAAGAGGGCCTATTTAATGGCTGGACAAAGCATACAGCGCCGGATCACACAGGATACGTATCAGCTGAAAAAGGAACTGAAGCAGCGGAACATAAAAGTGGTGCCGGATGAACAGGAAGAGTTCTTGGTTTATCATAAAATCTTTTGCCGGGGGCGACAGGAGAGGTTTGGTCTTACCCGTGACGTTATGCGTACAGAGATAAGCCTGCGGTTGACCCAGTATACTGCTGAGCTGGGAATGACATTAAAAAATCATTTTAAATAACAAAGCCCGTCAGTGATTATACTGGCGGGGTTTCTTCGTCTTCAGGCGTGTATTCAAGGATGTCATGTACCGAAACATTCAAGTATTTGCAAAGCTTGTCCAGTACATCCCGGGGATAACGTTCCATTGTGTCATTGTACAAACGTCTTACTATTTCAAAGTGGCAATCAGCCTCACGAGCTAATTCTCTAATGGATAGACCACGTTCATCAGCAATTGCCTTAAGCCTGGAATTAATCATGGACAACCCTCCTGTAACAAAATTAGCATGACAAAGAAAAGTTGTCAAATTATTATTGACAAAGAAAAGTAGTCAGTATAATATTGGATTATCGACAAACAAAGTTAGTCAATGAGGGGGCTAAACAAATGTATGAAGAGAATGAATATGAATTTGAAGTTCATTTCAGGGATCAGCCATATCTGGAAATAACTCGACGTGGTAAAACGCAGCTGGAAGCATTATTCAACGCAGAATGTGACTACGAAAACGAACCAGGTTACTCTGCAGTGATCTCAATAGATCCAAATAAAATCTAAGCCGGCGGGCATACACGGGAGGAATAGGGATGTTGAATAGCATGACGGTATCTGACTCGGAAAAGAAAATGATTGAAGCTATGAGAGCAACCGGCGTTACACCACACAACATGGTACAGATGGCACGGTCTCATGCAATCAAAATCAAAAGTATGGAGATTCACCACTATGACCAGATCGTAGATTCGCTGGCACAATAAGGGGCTACGGTCCCTCTAAAGGAGGAAATAAAGTATATGGATCAATGGAGTAATAATGCCTGCCTGGGGTACATCAGGGCTGCACTAGAGCGTAAGGGGTGGAGTGATAAGCAGATCAGAGAAGTAACCGGAGCTGTATATCATGAATTTGATTTCAAAACAGTAGACGAAGCCAAACGGATCTACGAAAGATCATTTGATTAATCCGCCTGATGAGCGCTGTCAGCGCCTTGGACCGGCTGCGGGGCTGGTCGAAACCTACCGGATTCTTATTGCCGGGATGGTCGTGGAATCCGCCATACGAGGGCTGCGCGCGTCCTCAATGTATAGGAGTGATAGTTATGCTGTACGCACACGAACGCATGGCTGAATTATGGACTATTCAAAAGCAACGTTCTCTTAAGAATTCCGAACAATTAGAAATGGAAATCTGTCAGCAAGCGAATGCATTGTACTGCTGGGATTGGGCAAGACTTAAGCATTTTTCTGTTATTGCATCTGAGACTAATGATGTTGAACTTCACCATGAAATTTGTGCTCAGATTGAGGAATTACAACTTACCGGAAAGGTCTCTAAGAAACATTGAAAGATCGCCGCCTGATAGACCTATATCGCAGTAAATAAGTAGTATACGCTATACCGGGACCAGATATATAATTAACCTATTGAATGAAAATTATGTCAGGCGGTGTTGTGATTTGTCGTGGGAGCCAATTCTATTCATTGTTTTTTCAACAATTGAAACGTTCGCAGTTTACTATGTGATGATGTCAATTTATAGGCTAAAACCCATGGAATTTATATGGGAAGCTTTATTCACAATTTTATTGATGGATTTGCAAAGTTTTGTACTAAGAGAGGAACTGTCGCTTTCGCCTCTCGTACCGTTGATCAACATCTTTTTATTTACGTTATTATTAAAAACGGTAGTAAGAGTGCCGATAATTTGGTCAATAATCATCTCAATTACTGGATATTTTCTCATGGTTTTAATACAAGTTGGGATTGTAAATTTATCATTTGGTTTATTGACTGTCGATGAAATACACGCCAGTCCTGTGAGGGGTTACCTATTGCAAGTATTAAGCGGGGTTATAGGAATAGCAATATTAAAGATATACAACTTTTTTGGAGGCGGATTTGATTTTGAATTCGAAAAACTGAAATTCAAAAGTGAAACAGTGATTGTGTATTTAATGATTATTGGCACTTTGTTATCTTCCGCAATTCTATTAAGTAGAAATAATTCATTCCTTGATGTGATTTTTATATCTATAGCGGTGTTATTTTTCTTATTCTATGCAACCAGAAAGGAAAAAGAGAGTGATTGAACATCTCGCACGCCTAATTGCCAGAAAAATAAAAAAAGAAGTTCCAAATCATCATGCTTCAACGGAAGTGCTGGAGTTTTCCTTATCAATATTAATTAATGCAGCTATGATCTTAATTTCTACATTTCTCATTTCTATTTTTACAGGTAGGATCGTTGAGACTATTGTTGCTTTGATTGCATTTCCTATACTCAGACAAGTGTCTGGTGGGTTTCACTTAAAGACAGGGATGGGCTGTGTGTTATTTACAACAATACTAATGACGGCCATATCTTATTCTGATTTTAACAACTCTACGATAGTTGTTTTGGGCATAATCAGTCTTTTACTAGCAATATTTTATGCCCCGTCCGGAATAGAAAATCAATCAAGAATACCAGAAAAGTATTATCCATTGTTAAAAGTGATCTCAATATTTATTATCAGTATTAATTTTTTCATTCTTTCACCTGTAATAGCATCGGCATTTTTTGTGCAAACTTTGACTTTAATTAAATTGAGGAGGTGATTTTATGAAAAAGGGAATATATAACATGGCGGCTACTGTTCTAGGCGTTCTTGCTGTAGGGTTTGTTTCCCCAGCAAGTATCTGGTATGTCTATGGGGGAGCAGTACCTAAGGAACTATTGAAAAAATAGGAGGTTTACATGACCTACTTCACAGTAACAAAAGATCCAGAAGGGGATACGGGTCTACATACAATAACAGTTGACGATATATTAATGTTTGAGTATTCCCGTAGATATAATAAAATTCTAATGACAACTGCAGAAGGTGTATTCTATACAGGCGGAACCTTGGCTTATTGGACGAATGCTTTCATCAATACCGGCAAAAACTTTATCCAGTCTGATAGAGGAACTTCGATAAATTTAGACAAGGTTATTTCAGTAGATACAATCTTGAGGGTTGTCTATTTTGATTATTATCATAACGGTAAGCAATTAAGGTGTACGATGTCTGAAAAGAGAAGCCCGTCAGTAATAAGGGAGCTTAGGCTACTTGAAGCAAGTGTCGATTTTATTAAAGAGCGCTTATAGCGCTCTTTTTTGTGTTCTCAGAAAAGTAAATAGGAGAAAATGTAGAATTATGTCGGTTTGTGAGTAATGTGAAAATATTTCGTCTGACGAATATGGATGTACATGGAATCTATGGAAGGTGTATTATTGAATTAAATAGAACGGGGGAAAATTTCTTGACATATACTCTTTAAACTCCTTCATTGCACGTTAGCTGGCGGGGAGTAGTAATCTACTCCATCTTGTTACGTTCGAGGATACTCATAAAGATCAGCTTCAACACATCCCAATACAAGACAGATGCCCCTGCTCAATAGAGGACCTGGTTGCTTGATCCCTCGTTCAATAAGAGATATCAAAGTATGGGAAGCTGATATATCATGGTTCTTCTTTAACTCAAAGGACAGTTGCTCTTGAGTTAACCCTCTGGATAACCTAAGGTCACGTAACAAGCACTCCCCTAAGCTGAGTGCCATAAATCCTCCAATTATTAAAATTTATTTAAGAAGGTGATTTTAATAGATTATAACACAAGGTTTAATTGATGGCACAATGTAAGGGCGAAGGAGTAAAGGAGGTTAAGTGTGTGATCTATATTACGGTGACTGAGAGCGAAGATGGGGCGGGAATACAGCAAATATTGGTTGAGGATATACTTTATATGCAACTGGACAATCAGCTGATAATTTCAGTATATACTCAAACCGCCAAATACTTTACTGTTGGGAATTTGAGATTTTGGGCATCGGCATTTGAAAAAGCAGGATTAAATTTTTTGCGGTTAGATCGTGGGGTCTTGGCAAACTCTGAGAAGATCAGAGCGATAGATTCTTATTACAAAATGGCGTACTTTGATGTTGTTATTAATAAAGACACTATACGGTGTACAATGTCTATCACAGGTTACAAGGCATTTTGCGAGATATATAACATTACTCAAAAAGGTAGCAAGACCGCTGCGAGCATAATGTTTAAAGGCTTGTCCTGGCAGACAAGCCTTTAA